AGGTAGGTAGGGTAGGTAGGGTAGGTAGGGTAGGTAGGGTAGGTAGGTAGGTAGGTAGGTAGGTAGGTAGGACGGCAGGACACACTAGCAAGGACGGCGGGAGGGAGGGCAGGGCAGGCCGTGAGCCGTGGGGCCGTGAGCTAGGGGACGGCAGGGGTGGCAGGGGGTGGGGGGACGCGGGCCGTGCATCAGGCGTAAAACAAGACCTAGGTAAAAATATAAAAATATAAAAATAAAATATTTACGCCTTTCTCGACCTACTATCTCGCTATTTTCGCAATTTTTCGCAGTTAGTAGGTTTTAGTTTTCGTAAGTTCTCGTTGATTGAGATACTTACCCTCGGCTGGGATCGAACCAGCAACCTACAGATTAGAAATCTGTCGCTCTGTCCTATTGAGCTACGAGGGCGTAATTTCGTTTAGAAGCCCGTTAAACGCGTTTTGTTACCTTACTGCTACGATGTATCGGTTTTCTACTTCCGAGCATTCCTAGAGGCTTATACGCTAATCTAGAGGTATTGTGTGTTCTGCGTTGGTCTGTCTTCCTCGGATAACTTAATCATTACGCTATCGAGGGTAGATCACCTGTTGTTTTTAGAAAAAGGGTAAATTGCATTTTGGGGTCTAGATTGCAATTTGGCTAGTCTTCGTAGCCTATTGTGTCCCTGAGTTGGGTTATCGCATTACTTGGGGTTTCGCCTATTTTCCACGGTGGGGTTTCCCATACTTTAACGACTTCCTTTGCGGCGGCTTTTAGCTTTGCTAGTTCTCTCTCTGCTAGGAATAGTTTCCCTTTAACGGATTCTTCTCTCTCCGCGCTCATACCTAGCAGTCTGGCTTGTGCGTCAGATTCGTATCTAGCCTCATCTCTCTCAATCTCTGCTCTTGCAGCCATCTCTACGGCGCATTCCCATTTGTTCCTCCATCCTTCGATTTCGTGTCGCGCCTCGTCTCTCTCGCGTTCCGCTTTTACCTTTTCATCTTGATAGTAATCGCAGGCATATTTTGAGGAACGGTTGGTTTCGTCTCGTTGGCGGATTGCTTCATCCCTCTCGCGTTCCAGTTTCCTAGCGAAGTCTGCAAGCACGGTAGCGCAGGAGTGGTTCCCGAATGTAGAGTTTGTCTTAGAATCCGTTTCAGGTGTATCGCTCATTTCGCTCCCCCCAATGCTTCCTTTGCCTTATTCCTTGCCCAGTTCCCAATATTGTCAAAATGACTGGCATTTGCGATTTCCAGTAGAAACTTCCTAGCCTTGTCGCGCTCGCGTATTATATTTTTAATAGCATCAAGTCCTTTTTGAAACTGCTCATCAGAAGCATCATTGCGATCAACGCCGAGTAATTCTTCAAGCTCTCGTCGCATTGCATATTTTTGCTCTGCTCGCATTCTCCAGCTATCCCGTTCGGAAAGTGCAAATCTGCATCGTTCCATATAATCGTCGCGCTCGCGCTCCAGCCTAGCCATCTCGTCAAAGGCATTAATCTTGCCTTGGTTCCACCGCTCTACGGCTTCCTGTGTTTCAGGCGTATCTTTCATTTGTGCTTAGATTTTCTTTTTCTTCTTCTCGCTCTTGCTTACGATATACGAGATGTCGATGTTGTTCTTCTTTAGGAATCCCAAGATTATCTGTAGGTCGATCTGGAGGGTTTCGTTCTCCTCGGTTAGAGCGTCGATTGCCTCGTATGCGTCATTCAATTCTTTCTCCAACTCCGAGTCTGTTGCCTTATTCAATTTGATAGAATCTGTCATAAACTGACAGCTTTTAACAATTACAGGACCGATCTTCTCGAAATTGCAGTCTGGCTTCTCTATCTCGGCAATAGCCCAGTCTAGATCGTTTAGTATCTCTTCAACTTTCATTGTGTTACCATGTTGTAATACGCTTTACCAAAACATCCAGACTCCGCAAGTGTAATTACTTGCCCAAGACCCCCAGTCCATTCATCTAACTTCTCTTTGGTGAGTTCTACTGGATGCCCGTCATGCGGCGGGATGTCCACCCATTCAAAGATTCTTAATGTCTTTGCGGCTTTTAGTGCGTTCTTGATGATTTGGTCTGGATCGTCGGTATGCTGGAGGCAGTTGTATATCCACGCTTCGTCATATCCTTTTGCGAAATGTTTGATAATTAAATCTTCTCCTCGCATTACGATTGGTTTAATTCCTTTTGCGGCATACCGATCATAAGTCCAATCTGGATACTTTAGTGGATCAACTACAGTTCCGCGTTGTCCAAGGTTAATCGTCTTGAGAAGCATGGATGTTGGCCCTCCTCCAATATCTATGATGGATTTACCCTCTACATCGAACGAGTAACCAACCCGCTTCAATCCCATATATCTTGCATAGACATAGTGCTTTTGGTCTTCGTCAAATGTATTACAACAATCGCCCCAGTAGTTTGCTTCAAATGTATAGTCACTCATATTTATTTATTAAATAATTTAATCCAGCTTTCTATTCTATTGCTCCAATCAAATGTCTCAATTGCATATTCTTGTATTTTTGCACAAGTGGAGCGATACAACTGATTGTCTTGTTGGTATCGCTGAATCGCTTCTCTTGTTTCCTTGATGAAATCATTCGGCTCAATCGAGACTATAACTCCTCCGCTTTCGATTGCGTCTCCTGCATAATACCCAACTGGAGTTCCTATAGTCAATCTTCCTGCCGCTGCTGCTTCCATCATTGGCAAGCCTCCAGCTTCTTCTGTTGATGACATCACAACGCAGTCAACGATGCCATAGTATGACGGCATACATAGGTGATTCATTTCTGGAAATGACCTCAAGTCCACATTCATTCCGATTACCGCATCTTCAACCAACTTGCCTCGCTTGATCTCATCACCAAAGAAGTTTTTGGTTTCCTTCATTCCAGCATATCCAACTACGAGCAACCTGTCAGATATGTTCCGCTTAAATACATCTGTATGGATTCCAAGTTTTACAATGTCTGGAATTCGGCTAACTCCAAACTCAATCGATTTATTCTTTAGGACATCTGATATAACGGCATAACCTTTAAGCTGCGAGTAGAAGTCAACGCCATAATTTCGCCTTGCCAGCAAGATGTCCCATTGACCATGTGCAATACTTACAATCTTGTTTAGCGCAATGCCTCGTTGGTGAAGCGGAATTACTGCTTCCGGCGTTGTCACAAATACATCGTATGTTCTATTTAGGAAATCAAATTCATGCTGTGAATACGGAATAGTCCAGTCAAGTAGGTTGGCGTATATTCCATGTTTATACAATTCCTTGCATAGCCCGTGATGGATAGAACCGAATGCCCACCTATTCTGCGTGTAGAATAGAACTCTCTTCATAATCCTAAATGCCTGCGTGTGACATATCCTTTCATTAGACAGTAGTTGTATTCGCAATGCGTAAACTGCGGATCGTTCCAATGATACCATCCAAACCTTTTTTCATAATGGTGTATGTCAAACTTTGCAGCCAAATCAATTAGGTTGAAGTTTGATTTGTGAATTTCGTATGAGTTGTCCATAGCATCATCCTGCGGCATGAACGTGGGCCACAATACAAATACCCAATCACTGCGATACAAAAAGTAATCAATGTAATCTATAGCTTCTGATCTAAAAAAGTGTTCAAGAACATCTCCGAATATTACCGCATTATATCTGTTCCTTGAATTGCGCTTTGCAAAGTCTTGGATTGTATCGCAATGAACCTTATTATAAATATCATTCAACTTGTAGTCAACTAGATACTGCAATGTTGGCTCAACCGCATCAACCTTGAATTCTGTAGAGATTGACTTGAGAATCTTTCCATACTTTCCGGCTCCAGCTCCAACATCCAAGATTGATTGCGGATTTATTTTTTTAATGTGACTTTCAATTAGTCCATTAAATACATCTGCTGAAAATGGCATGATTAGTAAATGCTGGGGTAGAATCGTGTCATTGCGTCAATGTCATTTCCATCTGCATACCAACCCTTGCCTGTATAAACATCCATGACATCGTTGAAATACTTCTCATACATCGGGGCTACCTTTTCAAGCGTGAAGTTCTCTCCGAACTTACGGCAATCCGCTGGGTCGATCTCATCAATTCTTTTGATAGCATCTACGAAGTCACCCATAGTCCGGCAACGATAGCCTGTAATCCCATGCAAATTATTTTCTGCAAAGCTACCCCAGTCTGTCGTTATCGTGGGAGTTCCACAAAGCAAGTTCTCAATCTGGACGCCTCCAAATGGCTCAACATACATGGAAGGTAAAAAACTAGCCTTCGCATTTGCCATCAATTTCTTGCGCTTTACCACGTCGGCATATCCGACATATTCAACATGCGCTGGCAATTTATAGCCTTCTTCTTTCTGTCCTGCAATGACAAGCTTAACTCCTGCTTTTTCCGTGGCTTGAATCGCAACATCAACGCCTTTGCCTGAATAAACCCTGCCAAGATACAAAAAGTAATCTTCTTTCTTATCGTTAAATTCAAAGTCTTCTTCATCGAAATAATTAGGAATTACAACATCATACCAATCTTGATTGCACTGACCAACATTCTTCAAGCCACAATAGGCATGATAAATCGCGTAACTCTCCCATACCTTCCATCTTGCCCAGTGTCCTCCTGCATATCCGATTCCCGGCTCTACAACAATCATGTCGTTATGCGCGTCACAAATCGGCCTGACTCCGCTGCCCCAGAATGGAAGGATAAAGTCATTCTTCTTCTTGCGCTGACCGATAGCCTTAATCGCATTGCGGTAGAATGTCTGGTATGCGTGGTCTTGCGTATTGAACTTGAAGAATGTCTTGCGCCAGTCGTGCGATCCGTAGCTCTTCTTGAAGTCGTCGTTCGTTAGGACGGATACATGCTCTGTGCAGATCAAGTCTGAATCTTCGTGTCCGTAATGGATGACTTCATGTCCACGCTCCGTCATCATCTTTCCGAACTTAACGACTTTTTGCGTATATGCACAAGCGTTAAACTCTTTAGATGTAACAGTATGTGGAAGCCCCAATATATGATATGTATGTTTCATGTGTTATAACTTTATTTATTATGTTTTATTTTTTCTTCCAGTCAATGGAATCGTAGTTATCCCAATACTTGCTTGTCACAGGTCTTGGCCTATCGCCCTTCCCTGCTCCTGTCGTTTGAGATTTTACCTGATTGATTCTGGCTTTTCTATCTTCGCTGTTTTTTAGTTTCATATGCGTTAGTTTGTATATTTATATTTTATACTGAATAAAGGATATTCAGCAGGAACGAGTATGCATCCTCTTTTTAGGCGGGGGTTGCCAAACTTGTGAACGACCCAGCGTTCCCCCAGTTCGATGTGGCGTTCCGCTACGCAGTTCGCTCATCAGGTAATTAGACACCTACCTGCTGAAAATTATTGATCGGGCTAGACGCTACCCTAGCTAGTTCGATAGCCGTTTTTAATGAGGTGTTCGTCATCCTCTACCTGCGTGTCTCTATAGCCCTTGGCTACAGCACAACCCATTGGGAAGTGGCTTCCACGCCGCCGATCAAAATAAGATTCATCCTCTGCGGTTTTGCCCATGCCGTGGAGACATGCATCGAACCGTTCGGACAAATCTAAAATCAGATTTATTCGTGACAAATAATGGGTAGTATTTGTCACGGAATAATCCTAAATTTAGTCTGTCTGAATTCAATCAGATTCACAGGATAACTGAATATCCCGTTGGCTCCTGCGCCCCAGACCTAAAATGTTTCAAAGAGCTAACCCGCCCATAATGTTCATTGCTGTGCTAGAGGAACAGCGGGTGTGTTTATATTTTTAGACTATCACAGCATGGCTGATAATCAAATTCTTTTAAAATAAACCGTAATTTATTTTATCAAAAACGCTGGGGTGTTTTCACCGACATATGCGCCTTCAACATTGTATTGGAAATATTCCTCCGCATCTTCGTGAGACATATTTTCCATTAGGATTTCAATGCATTGTTCCCTGTCATAAACAGCAAACGGAGTATTGAACTGCCTAGCTACACCTATGAAGGCAGAATCGAATCCGTCAGCTAGTAGGATTGACTCATCCTCCCCGATTAGTTCGTCCACTTTTTCTTGTATTGTTTTCATGGGTTATTGTTCAACAATCTTCTGTTCAAATCTAGCTTGATGCTTGATGAAGCGGAGCGGGATGGAGAATGTCCCACCATGCCGATTATGCGTGATATGCATTATGTAATCCTCTCCACTATCTCCTTCCTCGTCTGGCATGATCTTAGTGAAGGAATCGCAGTCCATGTAGAATGTCCTTGATTCACGGACGGCCCCGTTCTCGTTTAGCTGCGCTAGAAGGACAATACATACATTCAGTTCCTTGGCGACGATCTTTGCTGTTCTAGATACTTCGGCAACCTCACGCTCGCGGCTCTTGGGATCATTCGATCCTTCCATCAACTGAGCATAGTCCACCATAATAATCTCAACCTTGTTCTCTACGACAAGCCTTCTGCATCTAGCCCTGAATTGGCTGACATTCATGCAAGCCTCGTCAACGATATGGATCGGTCTGTTCATCGTCTCAGAGATAGCCTTAGAGAGCCTAGCGTGGTCTTCCTTGCGTAGCTTGCCGTCTAGCAGGTCAGATAGAGCAATCTGCGATATAGAGGCGATATGCTTGTCCATGATCTCTTCAGCGGACATTTCCATACTGATAATCGCAATCGGGACATTACATTTGATTACAGGATTTGTAACCATCTGTAGAGCTGATGTAGTCTTTCCTGCTTTAGCTGCACCAGCGATGATGTGAAGTGTCTTGGGCCTGAATGCTCTCGTTGCTATATCCCACTTGGATATACCTGATGGATGCCCCCGATTAATCTCGCCACCAGTTCTAGCGGCCTCTTCCCACCGATTAACGCAGGCAGACAAAACATCTTTAGCTAGTCTTACCTCCGTCTTGGTAGATACCATTCCAGTGATGTCCTTACTAGCGGAAGCCTGTAGCGTCTCGGTATCAATCGTCCTGTCGAATGCATCCAAGAAAATCCTCTTACAGGTATTGAGGATTCTCCTGCGAACCATCAAGTCCTCCATCGTGTGCAAGTAGGAATCCCAGTTCACATGGGATGGAACAAATGTATAGACATTCGTGATGTGCTGTTCTCCTCCGACCTCATCCAGTGTGCCTTTGCCTCTCAACTCACAGGTTAGAGTCAGGAGGTCAATTGGCTTCTTGGATACCCACATATCCAGCATTGCTTGCCAGATGTGCTTGTTGGCGTCGAAGTGGAAGTAATCTAGGTTTACCCTATCTGCGGTTTTCCCGATTACCTTATTTTCGTTCATGCAGGAGCATAGGAATCCATGCTCCGCATCTAGATCATGCGGTAGTTCTTTTTTCATGTGCGAGCCAAAAATCTTATTCTCGCACGAACCATCGTCAAGACTATTTTACTTCATTCCGAAAATATTCAGCAGATCGTTAAATGCAGCAGAATTACCGTATGCTCGCGGCTCTTCACATTCATCCAATTCTGCTTCTTCTGTATCTGGAAGCTGGCTGAAGCCCTGCTTGTAGGCAGCATCGTAGGTTGTATTAAAGAACTTCCTGAACCCAGATGCGGTTAGCGTAACCTTCCCGCTCTCTAGTTGAGTGAAGAGTGACGGGTTCTTTTGCAGGTAGTATGCAAATAATTTATCTTTACGCATAAAAATATATTGTTATTATATTGCAAGCGATGAAAAAATACAACTCATTAAAATCTTTCTACGATCAACCGAAAGACGGAAAGAAGATCACGAAAGAACAGCAGAAGGCTAAGAAGGCTTTTACGAAAAATCGTGAAACCGGAAAAGTTAAAGCAAGTCAACTTGGAAAACTAAATTACTAATATGGGTCAAAAACCAAGAAGTCACGGATGGAGTCCAGAGCAAATGGCTAGAATTAATGCCAGAAGGGAAGCTAGAGGTGCAGATTTGTATATTGATGAAGATATGGGTGACGGGGATTACATGGAAAGATACGAGTCCGAGTCAGGTAAATATGGGGCAAAAGCAACTCAACGCAAGCCTGCATTCCCTAGCAAGCGTCCTTCTACACTAGATGCATACAATGGGCAGAAAAGCCCTAGAGATAAAATGGCAGAAAGAGGCTCAATGAAGGATGAAGCCAAGGCCAGAACTGAAGAATTTCGTAAAAAATTCAAACCTGAAGGCTCGATGGGAATAGAGAAATCCGTTGGAAGCGAAGCTGAAAAATTGAAAAGAAATCGCGGGATGGGAATCAGCACCCCGTCTTATCTTCAAGGCTCATACAATCGGATTGGAGCTACAGCTTAATAAGGTTTATCCCGAACCTTTCAGCTATTTCAATAGCTGAAGAATCGTGGTCGTAATGCTCTTTGTAAACAACGGCGTTAATTCCATACGATGACGCCATGCGTAAACAATTCCCGCACGGGAGCAATGTGCAGGCAAGTAGTCTGCATTCATTTGGCCTAACATACCTAAGAGCGTTCTGTTCTGCGTGGATAACGAATGCTCTGCGTTTATCTCTATCGCTCCAGTCTTCTTCTGCGTTAGGAGGAAAGCCGTTGTAGCCTACAGATGCAATAGAGTTGTCGTGTCGTAGCAGAACACACCCAACTTTCTTCCACGGGTCTTTAGATTTCAGTGCGACTACTTCAGCAATCTTAATTGCGTATTCGTTCCAGTTCATGTTTAGACTTTAGCTTGGTGTTACAATTATTGATACATTTTTGTAACAGGATTTAATCGGTTATTCGTTTATTCAACTAGCACTTTCTTGATGGAGAGCTTCGGGCATAGCAGTTCCTACTTCTAGGAAACTGCTTAAACAACATATCACTTTCTCGCGTGGAGCCGTTCGTATGCATTTATGAATCACTCGGCCTAGAGGTCGTCCTTTGCCTAGCCTTACTTTAGTTTACGCCTTGCGGCGAGAGCCAGTTTGATTCGCAGTTTCTAGCCTTTCGGCAGAACGCATTAAGTCGGTAGTCTTTTAACCCTCCCAACGCCTCTCCTTCACACGGGAGTCCTTTTCAGGTAGTTCCGCAGTCAGGGATAGAACCTGCCGTGCTACGCTCATCTTTAGGCTCATTTTAGGGAACTGCCGTTAGGCTTCATGCTAAACGAAAAACCCGCCTTGATAATCACAGTATCAAGACGGGTATTTTCGGGGAAGGAAAACTGTTGTCTCGAATCCTGTGATGAATCAAGAAAGATGAAAATACAATACACTATTTTCAACGAGCGTCAAATCTTTTGAAAGAAAAAATGCTATTGAATTCTTTCAAGTCTTGTTTAACAATAATGCAAGTGAACGCATTTCATTCCGGCTGCATCGGGGATATTATTTACTCTATCCCTACGATCAAGGCTCTAGGGGCAACAACGCTTCTGGTAGACGATAGACCTTGGACAAAGCCAATTGTTAATAGGATTGGAGCGTTCTCAAGGCTACTAGAATCACAAGGGATACTTGTAAGGAAACACGAAGGAGAGCATATCGACTTCGATCTATCGACATACAGGAACGGAGGAATGCGATACGGAGACAACATCGCAACCCGTGTAGCTAGGTGGATGGGGGTTAAGGTTGATCTTTCCAAGCCGTGGATTCGCATAGAAGAAAAGAATCTAGAAACGAAAGGCAATATCATCGTCAGTCGCGGAGCTAGGTGGCACGGAGAATTCTTTCCGTGGAAGCAGCTAGTAGAAGCCTACGGAGAACACATGCTATTCGTCGGACTGAATGAAGAACATCAAGCGTTCTGCAACGAGTTCGGAACCATCCCGCATTTGCTCACAAATGACCTATACGATGTCGCAACTGCAATTACGGGTGCTGACCTATTCATCGGCAATCAAAGCTCGCCTAACTCGATTGCTGTAGGGCTAGGCTCCCCATCTATAGTAGAAACTTGCCTATATGCGTTTGATTGCATATATGAACGGGGCAATATTAAATATGTGCATGACGGGACTCTTACTGCACAATTTTACGGGAAACCGTGCATTATAGAAAACACTTTCCCAAGAAACGGGTGGAAGTGCGAAATAGAAGGAAAGACAATGCGAGCTAAAGACAAGCATATCTGCATCGCGCTAACACGGGCTGATTGCTTTTTGCGTAAATTAAATTATAGTGTTGAAGATATTGAGAATAGATTGAAGAGATATTGATATGGCTACGATTGCGCTACAAGGAGGAAAGGTTATTACGAAAGAAGGGAAAGTTAGTTGTTCTTGTTGCGCTACACCATTTGGATTATTAGCATCTGCAACTTCTGCTGGTGGTGGGCAAGGATGCGATATGGGGGCAGCGGTTCAGACATATTTCATAAATCCCCCATATAATTTAATAAAAAACAAGCAGTATAAATTGAGAATTAATTTTAGTTCTGGAGACGGATTATATCATGTTGGATCATATTATCAGGCTAATTACACATTAGACCCAGACATGAGCATTACATGGACTACTACATATGGCGGAACAACTGGAAATCCTTGGACGATAAGCAATGGTGGAAAAACAATAAGATATTCATTAGAGGACTCTGAAAATTGCGGCGGATCAAATCCCAATACTCAAACAGGAACGGCTGAAGCTATAATTATAAATACAACAAGTAAAATAACAATGGGATTTAGTTTTACAGGTATAGCTGAACTTGAAGCTGTTGGATTTGAAAATATTCAATTTTATTTAGAAGATGTATGAGAAGTGGAATTTCTTGCGAACATCAAATAGAAACAAAAGCGAAGAATCTTTTTGTTTGCAAAATAGGATTGTTTGGCGGACATCCATACATCGGGAATTGCATACAGTGTATTAGTTCAAGCCAAAACAATAAAGATTATGCTAATGAATTAAATTACAGATACTCCAAATCGCATCCTAGCGATAAACCAAAAGTAAGTGGATGTTGCGACTCTGCCAAAAATTACATTGATTGAATCTATTGAATGAAATAAGTATTAATATATGCAGCCGATTAAAACAACGAACGCAATGAACCCAGCTCCAGCAAAGGGCATTGAATCATTTCCAACTCCAGTAATAGACGATGTTGTTATTGCGGAGGTAGTCAATTCGTGGAAGGGCGATTACCAAAAGCTAGAATACGGAACGCTCTGGAAGGATGTAAGCCACGCGCCAAATCAAGGCAGCTTCCCAGAACACAAGCTGGTTTATCAGCAGCCCACTAGCGAGGATGGGCAATGGATCAAACGCATTTGGGTTAATGATCGTGTAAATCAAGACTCGTATAACTATGCTATTAAGTATAGTGCGGGTTCGCAACAGCACCCGATCTACATCAGGACATATGTTGTCCCTAGAGAAGGTTACGCTCCCCTGCCTGACGGGACTCCTGATCCGCTATTCCCTACGGCAGTTCTTGTAGATGAAGAAGCTAATCGAATTGAAGGAGAACTTGATTCCAAGTATGTCAGCGTAACCAGAGTTTACGAGACATTGCCGGGGCCAGAAGTTCCGACGAAGAGATATAATGAGCGTGGAGACTTGGAGACTGTAATCGTTCAGACTGTTCCTCCATTTACCCCTCCAGACCCAGATGGCTTGCTTGTAACTGGATCGCAAGTTGTGCAGGAAGAGATGGGCAAGGGAGTAAAGACAACATCTACAGTTCAAGACCACTCGCTTCTTCAGATTAAAGAAAAGAAGGAGGGGTTGCTCGGAGAAACAATAACAACGGATGATATTGTTGCGCCATCTACAAACCCAGATGCGTTATCGCAGACAATCGTTTCATCTGTTGTTGAACAATTTTCTGCAACTAAAGCTAGGAAGAGAACGACTACTTCAAGCGGCCCGACTAGCCTTACTCAAAAAAGTAAAGACGGGAAGCTGTTAGGAGACATTACATCTACTCAGAGCGTTGTTTCTCCAAGTTCCAATCCTGATGCAGTAAGCTCAACCATTCTATCAAGCGAGGTGAGGCAGGTTGATTCCGGCAAGGCTATCAAGCAGAATGTTGTGATAAATAGCACCCCGACTCTTTCAGGAAAACAAGGGGAGCAAGGGTTGCTTGGGCTTAAATCAACGGTTGAAAGTATTGTTCCAGCAGGAACTTCAGAAGACCCATTATCATTATCCGTTATTTCGTCTGCTGTTGAACCGATAGATTCTGTTAGAAGCAGGAAAGTAACAGTATCATCTTTAGGGCCATTAACATTGTCTGGTGGTCAAAACAAGGATGGTTTGCTTGGAGAGACTACCGTTGCAGAATCAATCGTTACCGCAGGATCAAATCCTGACGCATTAAGCCAAACAGTGGTTTCCTCTGTAATCGAGCCTATTGATTCCGCTAAAAGTAGAAAGGTTACTATTACTTCAATAGGCCCAACTACTCTTTCTGGTGGGCAAAAGAAAGATGGTCTTCTTGGAGAGACAACTGTTACTGAAGAAATAGTTGCGGCAGGAACAGAACCAGATACACTTACTGAAACAATCGTTTCTTCAGTTGTTGATCCAATTGATTCAACAAAGAGTAAAAAGACAACAGTAGAATCAACTGGGCCAATTGTTTTAGAAACAACATCTCTTGTTGATAGCGCAGTTGGTCAAGTTCAGGCAACTGTAGCTCAAAAAATTGTTCCAATTGGCGACACTCCCGCTGGAGGTAAATTTGTTTTACAAGATCAAATCAACGCCATTGATTCAGCTAAAGCTCGCAGAGAAACGGTTACTGTTCCTTCGTATCCAAATCTGACGACATACGATTTGGATGAGCAACTTGATGTTGTTATCATTAACGAGAGGACAGTAATAGATCACAATACTCCTTATGTCGCTCCTCCGCTTGTTTTAACTTCAAACGATAGGCCGATTGACCAATGGAAGACGCTTAGAATTACTAGCAGGATGGCAAACTTGCCTCCAACTAGAACGGAATATAAAACTCAACAATTTACATTTCCTGCAATTTTAGATTCAGTTGTCGTAACATCATTAAACCTTGGTTTTGGAAGGGTTCCAATTAGCGTAGATGAATCTCAATATCAAACAGGAATAAATAAATATGTTTCCGTTCAACCAAATCTAAGGGCAGCTTTAAGTGTTCCGGCTCCAATTAAAATTGTTACAACCTTTTATTCTTCGCAACCAACTCCTGATCCTATTTTTCAAATATCAACGCAAAATATATCATTTAACGGATCATTATTTTCATTCAACTTTGGAGATGTGATATGCAACAATGTTACGATAGGTCCAATTACAGCGAATTCGTTTGATATGAGATATTCTGGATTAAGTGAAACTGTTACATTTCCTTCATCAATTCCATCGAGAAGTTCGTATCAAGCTCAGATCGGATTAGAAAAAGTTATATTTTCTGATGTTGAATATTACAGGTCTGGAATTTGGTTTAAAAGAACTGGATATGTTACATTAAGATGACAGACGATTATCAATATCAACAAAAGCCATTACCTTTAAAGAACGAAGGATTATTTGGATTTGGAGGACATCCAAGCGAGGGAGCAAGGGGATTTTCTGGAGATGTAGTTGATTTTGCTGGAGTCAATGGATCGGCTGGTGGAAATAATTCAGGTGGCGGACAAGGACCGCAAGGGATTCAAGGACCACCCGGAGAGCTTGTTCCGGGAGATCAAGGGGACATGCTGTATAATGATGGAGTTGACTGGATTACATTTCCTAAACCACTAACAGATGGAATATTAACAATTACAGCAGGAGTTCCAAGCTGGATTGTCGCAAGCAATAAATCTTTAATTTTCTATGATCCTAGTATTAGCAATTGGACAACACTGGGATCGCCATCAGACACAGGAACATTTGTTTTGGGATATGTTGATGGGGTTTTAGAGTGGATGCAAACAACGGACTGCGGAGCAACTGGACCAACACCGTAAATCGCAGAAACATTTTATTGTTTACTTTTTCAATTCAACATGTAAATATAAATAAATTATGGCAACTACACCTACAACATCAATATCGTCATCGTATCAAAGAATTGGTGGGGCTACTCCTGTAATCAAGCAGACGACCCCCGGTCCACAATTGAGCGCAGCTACTCAGCAGCGTTTAAGTCTTGAAGAGCAAAGGAAATTAGATGAAGAGAAAATTGCGGCTGAAAGGGCTAGGATTCAAACAAACATTGCCATGAGAGGTCTTGATGCAACGAGGTCTGCTGTAGCAGGCCCAAAGAAAGCATTATCTCAATACGAAAATCAATTATCAAGTCAACTTGGAAAAGGGCAAAGCCGTGAAACAATGAAAAAAAGTATGTCTGATTATTCAGCATATCTTAAAAACCTTAAAGGTATTGCATAACAATAGTATTTGATTTAATTAAATGCGAATAACTCTATCAGAGGCAAGATCGCAACTATACTCTGCTATCGTCCCATCTATAGATAGCCAGTCTAGTATAGAACGCTTTAATTCATATCTTAATCTAGCGCAGGAAAGATTGATTAACAGCGGGAAGTGGAACGGCACGATCCTTCCTGTCCGATTCTACTCACCTAGCGGGATGATTACACTTCCTCGCAGGTTCGTATCTGCACTCGCTGCGAAGTGGAATAAGAACACGGGAGCGGATAGCTGGGCTACCGGACCAATTAAGATTCGCAACGGATGGTTCTCATACCTTAATCCTATCTCTGATTTGTGGACAGCTTCGTATTGGCCTAGATATGGCTACAACGAAACATTCTTTGATGACCTTGGAGATGGATTCGTGACATTCGCTAACACGACATACGAGACATACACGCTCAAGCTGGAGATTGAGAATGTTAGTGATGCAGATGAGTCTGTTGTTATTAAAGGCAAGGACGAGAATAATAACGATGTTACAATTCAAGTGATGCTTGCTAATCCAACAGCAACAAACGCCCAAGTATTCAAGGGGCCAATTACATTCTTCAGTAAGCCGATGACCGTTGGCAATGTGAACCTTTATGCTGTTAGCGGAGCAAGCGAAGAACAGATCGGCGCATACGAGTCCACGGAGACAACCGCAAGCTATCACCGTTACGCAGTTCCTAACGAGCCAACTGTAGATTATCTTGATGTTCTGTGCAAGATTCGCTTCGTTCCATGCGTTTACGATACAGACGAAGTTATCGTATCAAACCTCGGCGCACTCAAAAACATGCTAATGTCATTGAAATGGGAAGACGAGGGTGATATGGATAGATCAGAAATGTATTTCATGAAAGCGTTACAACTTTTAAATGGAGAAAGCCGTGAAGTTCGCGGAGGATCACAATGGAGGCTAAACATTGACAGATCAACTATGCAGTTTGAAAACCTTTGGCCCGGAAGATAAATTATGCCTACCTTTTCACAAACCCCCGGAGAGTTAGATATTCAAGCAGTTGTAGGAACTGATTTTGCTTTATCATTAAACTTCACAAACACGATTTCAGACTTCACATTTGAAGCTGCGATTGTTCTTAATGAATTTCCTTCGGAGATTACTTTTCCGCTCACTGTTGATATAGTTGGAACGAGGATTGTTAATCTCACTCTTACAGACGAACAGACAAGTGAGATCGGAACTATTTCAAACAAGAAGTGGTATCTGAAAAGAACAAAGGACAATATCACTCAAATGGTATTGTCTGGAAGATTTGAATTATCAAACATTCCGATTGGTCAGAATGAAGGCGTTAGGGAGTTTGTAATAATTAACGATCTTACCGTATCTTCTCTTTACGCTGTTGGGGCGCAAGGAGCCACTGGACAACAGGGTGCAACGGGTGTCGGCGCTACGGGTTCAACTGGATTAATTGGAATTACTGGGTCAACAGGCGCAACTGGACCGCAAGGAGCAACAGGAATCGGAGCGACTGGTCTTACGGGAGCTACTGGTCTTGAAGGCGCGACTGGTGTTGGAGCTACAGGTGCGATAGGAGCGACTGGTCTTACGGGAGCTACTGGATCACATGGAGCCACGGGTTCTACAGGCGCAGGAGTTAGGCTTTTAGGAACCGTTCCAACTTATATTAATCTGCCGGGAAGTCCTAGCATCGGAGATATTTATATCGTAACTGATCAAGGGGGAGCTGGTTTTTCTTGGAATGGAGCAATTTGGAATAATGTTGGGCAAATTAAAGGCCCATCTGGTTCTGATGGCGCAACAGGATTAACCGGAGCAACTGGAGCTACTGGCCCTGCTGGAATAGGAGCAACGGGAGCTACAGGCGTTGGTTCTACAGGAGCTACTGGCCCTGCAGGAAGCCCCGGTGGAGCAACAGGAGCAACTGGACCTGCTGGAAGTCCCGGTGGAGCTACCGGAGCTACCGGAGCTACGGGGTCTGCTGGGGTTGCTGGATCAACGGGAGCAACTGGAATAGGCGCGACAGGCGCAACCGGAGTTTCTGGTAATGCTGGAGCCACGGGTGCAACTGGATTGGGGGCTACTGGAGCTACAGGTATTGGATCAACGGGAGCAACTGGCCCTGCAGGAAGCCCCGGAGGAGCTACTGGCGCTACTGGCGCAACTGGCGCGACAGGAGCAACTGGTGTGACCGGAACCACAGGAAGCACTGGGGCTACCGGAGTTGGTGAAACTGGAGCTACAGGAGGAGTTGGAGCAACTGGACCTGCTGGAGCGACAGGCGTAGGAGACGCTGGAGCCACAGGAGACTTTGGAGCTACTGGCGCAACTGGACCTGTCCCAACAAATGTAGTGACAACAGATACATTGCAAGTTGTTAGCGGTAATAAAACATTTACCGCCGCAACAATTCAAAACGGAACATTTACAGATGGATATACGGAAGAAGTCAACACGGTAACGATCTCCTCTACTCCGTATGCAATTTCTCTAACAGGTGGTTCTATACAAAATTTAACATTGCCTGCATCTAATATAAGTCTTACATTCCCAACTGCAACTAGCGGAAAATCATTTCTTCTTATATTGAGACAGGGAGTTAGTGGTGGCGGAACAGTTACATGGCCTGCAACGGTTAAGTGGCCTAATGATGGTATACCAATATTGTCTGGAGTTGCATCCAAGGCAGATATATTTTCATTTACATGCATAGGATCAAATTGGGCAGGAATAACTACGGGTCAAATTTATAGTATCTAAAAATGTTCGCGGCAAGAAACTATAGTGGCGCTGGCTCTGCATTAGACTGGAGATTAATCGGTCCTGCATATTGGAGTGCTTTCGAGAATTCAATGAATTCAACGATAGCAACTGCTACCGTTTCTGATTCTGCTACAGCCATTACTGCCGCAGGCGGAAGCGTTTTTGTGAATGGATGCGTTTCATTTCCGGATAATTCTGGTAATTTAAAGGTGTATATGATTCCGTTTTGGTTTGAGGGCTTCCCGGCAATAAATGGATACATATATGATCCATCAACTAACTCGTTTTCAATTGATGAAGCGTTTGGCTTTCAATATACATACAATATAAGATTTTCCGGTGGAGTCCTATTAAAAAATAGGAGTATATTCCTTATACCATATTACGGCGGAAATACAAATATTTATGTTCCGCGTTCATATCCATCACAGATAATTGGTGGCGCTCCTAATTACCTTAGAGGTGGCGTATTGATGACGAGTGGGAATGTTTATTGCTATCCAGATGGTGCTTCTTCAAACACCGCAAGTATTTTTAATACAGTAAACAATACATATTCAAGCGCAGGAGGAACAATAAATTTTTCCATAAATAACGCAATACTACTAAAGGATGGCAGGATTTTTTTATCAGGGTCTTCTTGCAGAATTTATGATCCAGTATCTAATACAATTGTAACGCCAAATGTTTCTGGCGGTGGGCGTTCATTATTACTCCAAGATGGAAGAGTGTTTATTTTTAATGGAGTATCAATTAAAATATATTACCCAAACCTTGATATATCTATTATATCATCAGCAACTCCGATTTCTGGGCTGAATGGAAGTATTCTTTTACCGGACGGAAAGATATTTCTTGTCCCTAATAGCGCCACATCTGCTCAAATTTACGATGCTAATCTAGATGCACTAACTACATCGTCTGTTGTTTTCCCATCAGGATCAAATAAATATCCAATATATACATCATTACCAAATGGGAAGGTTCTGCTAACTGATGACTCGCTTAGTTCTAGATCAAGAGCTTACGGAGGCAATACTGGATTCAATAAAAATGTATTGCTATCCTCTTATTACAACGCATCTCCGAAGTAACTATTTTATACATTGAAATTAAATCAAGTAGTCTATAATACTGTTAAACAATAAAAGATTAAAGATATGGCTGAACAAGAATTCACAGAAGCAGGAGAACTCGGTAGAAAAGCACGATCTGCATTAGGCAGCGCATACCGTTCTGCTAAAAGCGGAATCGGGCGCGGATATAACTTCATCGAGGATGTTGTTAAGGAATATGGTCAAGAGCCACTTCTTAATTTATATCCGCAATCTGTAAACCTTACTGCTGCTGGAACTGAGGCAGCTTATGGACTTGCGGGAAAGCCAGCTAGTTTTGGAAGGTATCCGTATTACAATATCCCAACTCAATTTGACGAACAGGCTGAACCGCAGAAAACTGAAGAGGAGCCAGTTAAAGTTGAGCGAGAGGAAACTCCTGCAATTACCACTTCAATTCCAAAAGCTGAATCAAGTAAAATTTGGCGCGTAATGTTTGAGGGTGGCGAACCATCACAAGATAAATTCTATGGTTCAGAAAAAGCAGCTAAAGATGCGTTAGATAGGGAGCGAGCTAGAAGAAAAGCTGAACGAGATTACATGGTGCAAACCATTGGAGAAAAAGAAACAAATAAAAGACTTGGTAAGGAAAAAAAGAATATTGGAGCTATTGCAGGGATTAAATTCCCGGCAAAAACCGCAACAGAAGAAGAGGCTCTTAGAGATCAATACATGCAGAATGCAGCTATTGGAAATGTCACTGCACAACCAAAATCAAAAGAAGATGTATTGCGTAGCAAATTGCAAAATCTAGGCGCAACAAAAGAACAGCAAGATAAATATTTTCAGAATCTAGAAAGACTTAGCTCTGGCAGAAAAGAAAGAGAAGCTGAATCAAAGCAGCGTTATTCACAATTCGCCTCGGATATTGCTGCTAAAAGGTCTAGTGAAGATCAATTAAACCAATATAATAAACAGCTATCATCTCTAAAGAAAGCATATCGTAATGCTGGTATGGCTGGAGATTATGTAGAGCAATACAGGCTTGGTGATTTTATCAACTCATATACTGCTGGAATTCCTAAAGAAATGGGAGCTAGACAGAAGGCATCACAAAGAGGTATGATCGAAGCTAGAAATAAAGAGCTTGCCGAAAAGGTCAGAAGAGATAGGGAAGCTAGAATCGCAGCTGAAAGAACAAGCAGAGCGAATCCTGACTATTACCAATTTAATTCACAGCCTACATATCAGCGAAATTCATATCCAGAACAATTCGCAAATAATATAACATTTTCAAACTTATAATTATGCCAAGAGATAGAAGATACGGTGGTCAGACAAGCATTAGAGATGTCGATCTTTACGAAGGCGGATACACGCCTTGGGAAAGGGCTAGTCAATCTGCTTTATCAAGAACACCTGAGGCATTTAATTACGGATCGCTTGAAGAGAAGTATCCTACTAGGCAGGTTATGCCGATGGTTCCTTCGTATATTCAGAATCAGCTAGACGAGGAGAACCTTGCTAGGAAATCCAACGAAGTAGCTTTGAGAGTCCGTGAAGCACAATTGAATACTTACGATTCAAAACTTAATGAAGATAGGTCTATTGCCGAACAAGTTATACAAGCAAGGCCAGAGTTTGCATCGCTTAATCCTCAAGACCCTGACTATCAGGAAAAGCGGGATCAGCTTTTGATTAAATATCCGATGATCGAGGATAGTAAGGAATTCATGTCAAGAACTGTTGGCAGGCTGGATAGAATCAACGAGAGATATATCAACAAGATTAAGCCGCCAACTTCAGGAGATGCATACAAGGAATACGAGGATGCATATAAGAACATGAATGCACTAACGGCATCTAAGGATAAAAGTGAATTTACTTCAGAAGATGAAATATATATGAGCATACAAGCTCAAAGGATGGATGCGGCGAAAGCTAGAATGGGAGCAGTAAATCAGCCAACACCAAAACAGCAAGGAATTCCAGAACCATCAATGCCATCTACTGCATCAACGCCAACTAATTCACAGGTTAAAGAAGGAAAGGTTTACAGGCAGGGCGGAAAGATGTATAGATACACGAATGGACAATTTGTTGAATTGCCCTAGAATTCGTGAAATATGGCTTTTGATCCTACCTTACCATTTGAAGAAGTTGATGAGCTTGAACCCATCAATGAGGAACCTATTGTAAAACCTGCCGCTTCATCCTTTGATATAAATCAACCATTTGAAGAAGTTGATGAATCCAGTATTGGAACCCAAGCGTCAATTCCATACCAATACGATAAATCTCGTTTTCGGCCTAAAGGCGCAACTGCACTAGGAGCCAAGCCTAAGGTAGAAGAAGAGAGCGTATTCCGCCAAGCCCTCGATATTCCTGTAAACATCGCAAGAGGTGGGGTGCAGGGAATCAAGATGATGACCGATATTCTCGGTGCTGATAATCCTGTATCGAAATCATTGTCTGGAGTTGAGGGGTATATGGCAGACCTTCTTTCGGCGCAAGCCAAGGAAGATCAAACTGAGATTGCTAGGATCATGCAGGATGCCGAGGACAAAGGATTCGGCGAGCAAGTTAAGGCAGGTATCAAGGCATTCAGCATTGCTCCCGTTGATACACTCTCTCAAGCCTTGGGAACGATGGCTCCCGTGCTGGCTACTGGGCTTGCGGGAAGTGCTGCTAAATTAGGTTCTTTGGGAATTAGAGCGGTTCAAACTGGTGTTGGTGCTGGCATGGGTGCTGGTATGACGAAGGGGAATATTTACAGTGAGGTTAAGGATGAGCTAGTCAAGGCTGGCATCGGAGAGCAAGAGGCAGAAAAGGCAGCGGTAGATGCACAATCTTACGGAGGAAAGAACCTAGATCAGATTCTGCTTGGAGCGGGGCTTGGAGCCGCATCTACAATAGGTGCTGAATCTATCATTACTAGAATGCTTACCAAGCAAGGAACAGCGCCAACAGCAGGCATGGTTTCTCGCGTTCTAAAGGGCGGTATTACTGAAGCTATTCCAGAAACAGCACAAGCCGCCCAAGAGCAACTAGCGACAAACATTGCCCTACAGAGGGAAGGCTTTGATGTCCCGACAATGCGTGGCGTTGTCTCTGCTGGAACGATGGAAGGCATCGCTGGAGCCGCAATGGGTGGAGTTGTTGGAGGCTTAGAGCGTCCGTCTCCTATCAAGCAAAAAACATTAACCGAAGAGAACTTTGAGGCTACAAACGACATTGCAAGAAAAGTTGCAGAGAATGGCGCACCGCTTACTGCAAGTGTTTTGCAGGATAAATCCTCAAGTATCTTGCGCCAAGACGAGCTTGCTAGGCAGTTGGACGAGCAGCTAGAAGCCGTAAAGACAACTGAAGCACCTCCAACAGCGATCCCTACAAAGGATGATTATGTTGCAAGGTATTCCGCAATTGCACAGGTCGCGCCAGAAGAGCTTACAAGAGCAGAGCAATCATTCACAAGCGAACTCGCTACTGCTGCTACAGAAGAAGCCCGTGCTAACGCACAGAACGCCCTAGAAGCGATTAAAGAAGTTAAAGCAACTAGGGTAGCCGCGCCAGAAGCAAAGCCTGCTAAAGCTGGAAAACTGCCAACTGATTTTTTACCAGTAGAGACGCCCGGAGCTACATACGGAAGAGAAGAAGGAATATACGATGTATTTTCTGGAATAAGAAGAAAGCCTTTAGATATTACACAACCCGCAGAACCAACTGCACAACCCATACCAACAGATGCCACTCAAGAAATCATCCAGCAAGAAGGCGTTCGTCAAGAACCTCAAGACGGAACTCAAGTCGAAACCGAAGAAGCAGGCGTTAGCGGTGGCCTACAGCCTCCAGCGAGAGGCGAAGAAGAAGGGCAAGTAATATTTGGTTTGCGGTCTGTCGCGGATAACACGGCAACCCGCGAACAGATTTCCGCGCTATCCGAAGCAGGACTGGTCGATATAGTCAAAGGCAAGCCTGTTATTAACGAAGACGGAGCGGCGATCCTAGCGCAGCCAGCGGCCCCCGCTATTGTTGAACAAGAACCCGTAACGACTCCAGCACTAGAAGAAGCCGTTACACCAGCACCTATTGCTGAAGCACCTGTTGTCTCAGAAGAAGGAGCGCAAGTTTCCGAGATAACTCCAACACCTACTATCGCGGAAGAACCGCAGGTTTCTCCAGAAATTGAAAATCTAATTCAACGCGCAGAAAGCGCAGCAACTAGAGAAGAAGCTAGTCAAATAGGTCGTGATTTCGCAGCACTTGACCCATCGCTACCTCCACCACCTTCTGCTGAATACGAGATCGTTAAAGCAATTTCAGATAAAGCAGGTCGCCGACCATACAACGCTGACGCTCTAACGGAAGAAAATATAACCGCAGCGAAAGAAGCGGGACTAGTTACAAAAACAAAAGTTCCAAAACTAACAGAGTCTGGAAGAAGTCTTGTTACAGATGGCGATAGAGTGGCAAGAGATAGGGAAATGGCTATCGGTGACATTACAGACAGAGTTACAGATCAGACTGTTAGCGCATGGGACGCTAAAAACGATCCGGCTTCATCTGCATTCCAAGCAAGGATCGCTACTCAGCAAGCAGAACCAACCATTGCACCAACCGCACCAGTCACCGAGCCAGTAGTAGAACCTTCCCGAACGGGAATAACAGAGCCTGCCATAACCGCCGAAGAGCAAGTTGTTACTGAGCGGGAAGCTGCACCAACAGAAGCTGTAACCACTCCAACTACAGGTAATCCATTTGAATTTTTCTCAATACGAAACACAGAGAAATCTCCACAACTTGGATCACGATTTGGACAAGATATTGAACCTAGTGGGAAATACATGGTTGAGTCAACGCCAAGTGCATCTCAAAATCTTGACTCAAGATTTGAAAAAGGAACAGTTCGTTTTGAAAACCCGCTTGTTGTTGAATTTGGTGGTGGATATGGCGATTCATCCAACTGGAAAAACATTCTATCAAATCAGTATGGAGGTAAGACAGGCGCTGAATTATCTCAAGCAATACGAGATGCAGGTTACGATGGGATTGTAACTATTGAACCTTCAAAGGGGCCAAACAGACCAGCTTACACAAGCGAGATTGTTGATATTAGAAGTTTCAAGCCTAAAGCTCAATCCGTCGAAGCTGCACCCGCAGAAGCTCCCGCGCCAGAGGTTGCGCCTGCGTCAGATATAAAATCAATATCCGATTCTTTAATAACAGGAAGAGTCGGTCGTCTTTACGAACAAGCAAATCAAGTGTCTGGAGGCAGAGGAACTTCCGTTGGCTCTGGAGGCGTGAGAGAACAGATAGAAGCAGCAAGTCTTGTTGAAATGCGTAAAGCAATTGATAATGGAGCAAGTCTTCAAGATGCTGCATCTTTGGCTAAAGCATCATCCCGCGAAATGATTAAAAGTCATAACGCAAAAAGAAAAGGCGATGTTAATTGGCAGATCAACGAAAATTATTCGGATTCTCAAATAGATCAAACCGCTTCTGATATTTTAGATGTTCAAGAAGGCAGGGCCGAAATTGGCACAAAAGGATATATTGTATCTAAACAAACGACTACACCAGCTCAACCGGAAGGCATCGCAGTAGGCAACCGAGTCAAGTTAGGCAAGAGTCCGCAGACATACACCATCGAAGAAGTAATCCCGCAGAGTGCCAACGACAAGAAGTTCGGCGAGCAGTATTACAATGTAAAGAACGAGAAGACAGGCGAGACGCAAGTAGTCGAGAAGAACGACATGAAGCCTGTCAGTAGCAGAAGGCGCAAGATGGCATCAGAGCCAGACCCGCTTCCAGAGAATGAAAGATACGGGCAGGTTAAACTGAACCAAAGAATCCAAAGGTATTTCGGTGGAAAGATTCCAGACCGAGTATATGTAGTGGATGACGCAGTAGATAAAGAGAAAAAATACCAAGCGGCATACTACCCTGACTTGGGAATCCTTATTGTAAACAATGCTTACATTAAAAAGAACGCGAATGTTGGAGACATCATCGCTCACGAACTAGGTCACTACGCATTCGGAGATAAGAAATTTAAGGCGGCATTCGATAATTTCTACAACTCTCTTTCACCAGAAGACAAAGCGAAGATAGATAAGATCGTAGAAGAAAGCTATAACGAGGAGACTGAAGAATCCCAAATCGAAGAGAGTAAAGTTATTGCATTCACTTCCTATACAATCGTTAATCCGCAACGCAGAAGCCTTTGGAATGCTGTGCTTGATGCGCTGAAGGCATTCGCAAATAAAGTATTTGGTAAGAACTTCCAAATGTCCGATCCGAATAGGACGGCACTTGCTATCCTATCCACGGCTAAGAGACGCTTTGCCGCTGGCGAGGAGATTGTCAGAGAAGGAGAAGTTGAAGGGCCAAGAATGATGGCGGTAGAAGCAGAGCCTCGCACGGAACAAGTAGCAGGAAGAACTGATCGCGGGACTCCCATCATCACGACTCCAGTTGGAATCATCAAACAAACGAATGAAGTCTTGAGAAAGAACTTCTTTGACGGAACGACTGTATCTGATGAGGCAACTAAGAATGCTTGGCTATACATATCCAGATTGCTAGACATTAAATCTGGAGAAGCAAACAATTTGGCTGGTCAGATTAACGATCTTGTAGATGTTGAGACGAATTCCGATTCTAGGATGGGTGCTAGTTTGTTCTCTGTATCTCTAGCGAATTACTCCGCGAAATTAGCAGCCTTGGGTGACTCTACAATGCTTTCATTCTTGGTTCGCAGAATTAATCGTATGCCAGTAGATAACAGGGCTGGAGGAAGAAAGGAAGCTGGCGAGGCATTGAGAGCTGCCAGAGAATACGACATTGATGGATACGGCGCACTTAAAGTTGAGCAGAAAGCCAAGAGAGACAGAACAGCCGCAGAGATATTTGCAAGAGGGAATCCTACCAAGGAGCAGGTTGATGCTGTATCCGATGCGATAGATGCCGCTGATAACGCAACGATTGGAACTCCAGAAGAGGTTGCTTCTGATGTAGAGAAAATTGAAAAGCGCACCAAGAGGAACATAACGAAGAAGCTGGAAACCCTTCTCAAGAAAGGTTCGCTCAAGGAGATGATTGCGAGCATTAAGAATACCCCGCTTGAGGAACAGCAGACTCCCGGCTGGATAGAGAAAGTTATCAAAGGCTACCTTGAGCAAGCAGGGCTTACTGGAGATGCCGCTACGACTGCCGCTAAACTATACGACAGTATTCTGTCCGAGAGATTCGTTGCAGCGAAACAAAAGGCATTTGAAGAAACTCTAGGAAGATCAGCACCTTGGAATAACTATCTTTCAAGAAACAGTCGCATGGCGAAAGACTCGCTGAAGAAGATTCAAGTCGCAATTAGAACTGGTGTTCTCGATCCTTCTAAAACTATTGAAAGCGTTATTGCGAAAGAGAACGGATGGGATGGATTTACGAAGGAACAATTTGAGAAGATCGTCCAGCTAGACAATATAATCAACAACCCAGATAACGATGATGTGACTCGCCGCGAAGCGATGAGTGACCTTAACAAGATTATCGTTGATGCTAAACTTCCCGTAAGATTTAAGGATGCTCTAGGTGCTTATTATGTTGGAAACGCACTGATGGGTATCCCGACAGTAACTGTCAACATTGCATCTCCGATTGGATTTACCGTTAGGAATATGATGACTGACATCGGTAAATACGCTTTCACCGATCCAGCTAGAATTCCAATAGCATTTGAATCATTCCTCGACAGCATGAGGTCTTGGTATGACCAGACATCTTACGCTTTCAAGAATCAAATTTACTTAAATGATGTTGTCGAATATTTGCAAGGTCAGAATGTATTGAGGGAGCTTTTCGATAAAGGCAAGAAGCAGTGGGCTAACGGAGAGTATGCCGCTGGATTTGTGAACATGGCTGTAGGTATGACGCAGATTACAGGGCGAGTCCTTTCATCTCTTGACCAAGGCGCAATCGCCATGCTGGAGAATCAGAATATTACTCGATATGCGATGGAGGCTCTAGCTGCCAACACTAAAGGCAAGATTCCTAAAGATAAGCTGAAAGAGTTTGCGAATATGGTTCTCCATACAAAGCGGAGAGTTATTGCAGAAAGCATAGCCAGCGGGATGCCAAGGGATCGTGCTGGAGTGCTGGCAGACTTGGCGGTTAAATCTGAAGTTATCTCTGCCCTATCTTCAGAAGGAATAAGCCCGATAGATACTCTTGATGCCTCGATCAATGATGCGCTTCTTTCTGTAGGTAGAAACAAGGCGATTACAATCAAGGGCGCAGAAAATGAAACCACAAACCTTTCTGACGAAGGAATGTTGTCATATCTTCCGATTTCATTCTTGCAAACAATAGCTTCTGGTGCAGCAAGACAAGGTTCTGGAATGCAGATTTTCTCAAAGATGCTTTACGGATTCGCATTGGTTCCAGCTAGAGTGTTTCACAATGTTGCTTGGTTTAGTCCGTATGGGTTCGTTAGACTCTGGGTTGATAACATGAAAAAGAATAAAGGACAAGACTCTCCATACGCAATGTCTCTTCAAACAGACGCTCAATTCAAGCAAAGGCTAACAGAAGCTATTGCGGGTTCAATCGTTATGCTTGGCCTTGCCGCATTGAGAGCTGGATCATCCGACGATGAAGACGACAGGCAGTTTAGGATTGTTATTACAGGTAACGGCCCCAGTGCCACAACGGACAGGCAATACTTTGACTCATGGAACAAGAAGTGGAAGCCATACAGCATCCATATTGTAGTTGGAGATACAATTATCCCAATTAACATCGGGCGCGGTGGTGAAGCTTTATTCTTCCCGATCATGCTTGCTGGAGCTATGGATGACTGGGAAATTAAGAAGAAGCAGAACGACACGAAGAAAGAGCCTGAAGATTTAAGCGCAATGGCATCCATGCTTGGATCATCATTCTTTGCTCTTGCACAGAGAGGCCCGTATGCTGCTTTCACCAAACCACTGTTCGATGCATCTAAAGACGGAAGAGTAACAGAGGAACTTGCGAGCCAAGCTGGATACTTTGGAAAGACATTTATCCCGTTTCTCGGAACATCTGTCGCAAGGAACATTACTGATTTCATAAACGATCCAGTCGATAGGTCTTCAGTCGAGGGAGCTATCTACGCAAATACACCGATTGTTGGGCCGTGGATGGGCGCTAAAGCTCTTAACGCTCTAGGCCAACCAGTCAGGGCTGATGACTGGGGCGACAAGCTATTTAAGCTAGGAGTTCCTGTTGTATTCTCGTTCCCGAAAAATACACCAATGAACGAACTGAATGAGCTTATTCTAAAGCAAGGTGGTGGACCCTCAATCCCAACTAGAACAAATGCTCAAAAGAGATTCGGAGACATTCTTACAGATGATGAGTTTGAGTCATATGTCCGTGAATACGGGAAAGTAATGTCGGATCGAATGTTTAAAAACAGATCAAAACTTGAAAGAATGAAGCCAAGCGATTACGATGATGAGCTTGAAAAATACGCAAGAGGCTACTCCGCTGGTGACTTCAAAGTGAAGGGTGCATCGGATATGGCAGTCCAAGCGGTTAAGCGCATGAGACAATGATCGAATATGAACTGATAGACAAGTCTAGTTCCCCTTCTGGGAACTGGAGAATTAAAGTTCCACAAACTGGGGTTGAGTTTAAACACTACGACTATCGAGCGATAACCAATGCATACAAATCCCACTGCAACGCTAATGGGATTTTGCTGTCTCCAAACTGGGAGGAAGAATTCTTATCTGAAATGTGTAAACAGAATCCAAGCTGGGGATCAAAGTGCATTCCGAATAGCTCTAAAAAAGTAACCCGCAGAAGGCTATCTTTGACTGCCGTTCTTTCGTTCTTGAACATGATGCGAATCTGGGTGCAATCAACCTTATCCGGCAAGGATGCCTTCGTATCTCAAGAGGAGGCTGATAGAAGGGCTGGCATTTGCGTTGGTTGCCCGTTTAACACGACTTTGCAGTTCTCCTGCGGTGCTTGCATGGGTGCGGTGCTAACGCTCATACAGGGCGTTATAGGCAAAAGAAAGACACAATACGATGATAGGCTTGGAGCCTGCCTTGTTTGCAGTTGTTCTCTCAAGGCGGCTGTTCATGTTCCGATTGACATTCAGAGGCAGGGATTGAGCGAGGATATTAAGAAAGATTTTGACGATATAAATTATTGCTGGAAGAAAGGATAGTAATGAACTTTTTACATGAACGAGATTTAGGGGATATTATTCTTAGCTTGGCATCAGTCCAAGCAGCAGGTGGCGGGAACTACTACATTCAAAATAATCCAAATGCTATAAGGATGCTTGCCCCACTAATCGAGCATCAGCCATATATAAACAAGTGTGGCAAGAAACTTATATATAAAATAGATAAATCCTTTGTTGATTTCAGAAATGGCGGACTCCCGTATGGCGTTCCGCTTGCAGAGCTACACGCCAGATGGATAAAACAGCATACAGATTTAAATAAACAGTGGCTTTTTTGTCCAAAGGATAATAAGTTCAAAGGCAGGATTATTGTTAACAAGACGAATAGATATGCTAATCCGTTATTCCCGTGGAAAGAAATAGTTAATCAACTCGGTGAATCAATTCTATTTGTTGGACACGACAACGAGTATGACTTGTTCTGTAGGAGATTTGGAAAGGTTGAGCGATTGATCGTTAAGGACTATCTTGAACTTGCGATTGCTATCAATAGCTCGGAATGCTTTATCGGGAATCAGAGTTCAGCGAATTGCGTAGCTGAAGGGCTAAAGCATCGGACGATACAAGAAGTCTGTTTATGGACTCCAGATTGTATCTATAAACGAGACAATGCTACATTTTGCTACGATGGAAAGATCGACACAGTTTTGTCAGAAAAACGCATACAAGTTTCGGCCAAAACTCCAGAGCGATATATAGACAAGTCGCATACCCCAAGCGGCGGTTGGAGATTAACTATAAACGGAAAAACATTAAATAGTTACTCAATTGATGTGCTGGTAATTCAGGCTCAATCAGCGGGAATGGAGAAGCCTAAATCTGAGATAGAAAAGATGGTTGTAGCAGAGACGCTTCCTTTCGTTGCTCTTGATCCAATTACAGAACGATTGCTTGTATCCATACAGAAAGTAAAGGAACTGATCGGATGAATGAAACGAGTAAGGCAATGCGAAGGAGATTGATTGAAAATGAGCTTCAAGTATTCAACTGGTCTGAAATTTTTAGTGGTAAAGGAATTGATGTAGGGTGTGGGGATGATAAGATTTGGTATGACAATTGCATCCCGTTTGATATGAATGACGGAGATGCTAATTGTATTTCAAAATACTTTCCTGCAAAGTTTGATTACCTACACGCCTCTCAATGCCTTGAACACATGCACAATCCATACGAAGCAATCATTGAGTGGATTAAGATTGTTAAGAGTGGTGGGCATTTAATTGTATCTATTCCTGATTGGGATTTGTATGAAGGAAACAAGTGGCCCTCAAGATACAATCCAGACCATAAAAGCACTTGGAGTTTCACGCATGAAACGAGTCCAGCAAAGTATCATGTGAACATCTACAAGTTCTTGGATTACTTGAAGCCACACTGCTACGCGAAGAGAGCTATGCTTGTGGATACTAATTACGATTACAAGATCGAATCAAGCGTAGATCAAACATTCATTGAATCAAATGGAGTGGAGGCATTTATAGAAATAGTTTTATGCAAGCTGTAATAGTTAAAGCCGCTTCACAGGTTAAAGAGGTTGATAAACTTATCGAGCATTGCAGGCGATTGGATGGGACTGAAGTAAAAGTTATCATAAATGATGGGCTTGTAGTGTCATATCCAGAAAGAAATAATCACGCATTACAGCAGGCATTTAATGCTATGGGTTCAGAACCATTTGCGTGGTTAGAGCCTGATAGCATACCTCTAAAGGTTGGATGGCTTTATGCGCTTGAGCGAGAATATACGAAACTCGGAAAGCCAATAATGCTATCGTCAGATTCTCATCCACCTCACGATATGATTGGCGGGATCGGTGTGTATGGAGGTATTGCTAGGAAATTAATCCCAAAGGGAATTGAAAGAGACGGATGGGATGGATGGATTATCAAGAATATAAAACCACTTGTTTCATTCACCAACCTAATACAGCACTCTTACGGAGATTACACGAATGGGTTAAATCCTCATATGTTTCCAAGAGATAGGAATATGATTAGAAGTGAATCAGTTATATTCCACCGAGATAAGTTTCAAGGACTTATTGTTTAACCATAAATAGCCTTAAACTTACTGAAGGCTTGCTTCCAGCCTTTAGAGTCAGACTTATTGTTAGGATTAAGAGCCTTTGTAGCTGTGCTGCTATCTAGGTTAAGCCTCTCTCTAGCCAAGGCGAGTAGTCCCATCCCCGCATCTGCAATGTCAGGAGATATGCCGAATCGTTGTTTCATCTCAGACTTAGGCAGAACCTTAATGCGTAATGCTAGGTTCTTCTCTCCATTAGGATCAAGTTTCCGCATACACATCTCTCGCATCAACTCATCGCCGATACCCTTGACTTGACCAGTCCGCATATACTCCTTGCAGGAATACCAAATCTCGGAAACCGAGTTGACATACCTTTCGTGTGACGGGGTTGGATCGTATGCCGATACAGGCTGATCTGAAGCCCTGCCGCCGAACTGCAAGCCATACACATCCTTTGACCAAGCAACGGATATAAAGTCGCCTAGAGGCCCACCAGCGCCGGACTTATCGTATCCTGCATTACGAGGCTGAACACCCCTAGCTAGACACTCATTACGGAACCATTGAACTACCTGCTGAGAACGAGTCATGGATTGGTCTGTGACATCCTCTTGGAAGACCAAGAACTCATCGTATTGCAGACCCTTGTATCCATGTGGCTCTGCCAGCTTGCCAACCGTCCCAAAGTAAAGAACCGTTCTATCTCCACCATTAGTGAAGGATGGATCGAGGAAGGCGACCTTGGTTTTCTCGTTATCAAGCCATACGGCTTTGTCGGTAGCCTTAGAGTTAAGTATCTCGACCTCGGAATAAATCTGATCTGTAATACCAGCAGGACACCAGAAGCCACGATACATTCGCCAAAACGAGGATGTATTCTTAGCCTCTTCTGGAATCTTCTCAAAATCCTGCGGACCCTCCATCCAAGAATAAATCTTTTTCTTGGCTATCATGTTTGGGTTTTTCAACCCATCGAAGTGCAAGCATACTCCACGGGAAGTGGCCCATTCTTCATCGTCAACAGTAATAGTTTCCCATCCATCTTTAGGCTTGGCGAACTTTCCAAACGCATCCACATACGAGGCAGGGTTGGAGATTCCGATGAACTGAAAGCGTTCGCAACCCTTGGACAAGTTGAAGAATGCAACCTCTGTAATAGCCTCAGATAGCTCAGATAACTCGTCAGCAACAAAGATAACATTCTTGTTGTGGATACCCTGCATCTTGCCAGTAGCGTCACGCTCCTTCTTCTTTTCACCGGGGATAAGAACAATGCCAGACAAGTCAGAACGCTTGCCATCCTTGCCTACATAACTGATCTTATTCTCCGAATCCACAAGATGCCCCGGCAAACCTAGCTGTTCGCATACTCCCCAATACCTAGTAATCTTACCCCAGATACGCTGCTTGGATGCCTTGATTGTCGTGGAGGTAGCAAGGACTGTTGTGTTCTCTGGATCGGCTAGGTAGTTCACGATTGCCCATATTGCGTAAGCCTCCGATTTACCGCAACCACCAGAGCCAGCGATTGCAAGGTATTCGTGATTGCAAGCAGCTCGGATCATTCGTTCTGCCCAAGGATGCCAGATGAAGTTTACTGTTGACTTGCTATCTTTCTCAGGCCAGAGAGCCTTGGCGATTCTTTGGAAGTGATGGAATATATCGTATCCACCAGTATCTTTAGGAATCCTCCCTTTAATCTTTTCTCTGAACATCGCAAGTTCGATTGCGATTTGGTGTGTCCCTTTTTTCCAGTTAAACCCGTAAAGGTGAAGGTATCCATCAAGTGGATCACCGTAAATTGGTGCTGAATTCATCTAGCTCACTTTACAAAAATATAAAACTCTTTCAATTATTTCTTGAAAATAAGTCATATTATAATAGTATGGGGGAAGTGATGAACATACTAAAGGAACTTGGTTTTCAAAAAACGAGGGCAGAACTTTATATTGACGAACATCGGCAATCTGTTTTATTTGATGTGATTGTTAAACCCGAAGATTATGTCAATGGAACTAAGTGCAACCCTACAAAATCTCCTCTTGCTCTGGCTTTGCAAAGGGCAGTTGAGGGAACTCCGTATCGGGTGGAAAGAGCGGGTTTTAAAGTTCTCGTTATTTCTCGCGGTATTTACGAGTATTGTTTCTTTATGCCTCGGAGGGTGTGGAGGAAGGTAAGTGGGTTTGAATTTGACGATGCGATTCCTTCTAGGCCGATTAAATTCACGGCTGAGTTTGAGATGATTTTTTAATATGAAGCTAGTTATTCCTGTATCAAAACATGATCGGCATTTGATCCCTGATTTCATCAGTGCGATTAATAAATTTCCAGTAGGCGAAGAACACGACCTACTAGTTATTGGGTCAAGAGAAAACGAGGAAGTCATCATTGGATTTGAAAAGCAAATTAAACATTTGTTCAAATCTTCTGAGGCTTGCATTATTCCAGACACGATGATGGGTTGGCCTATGTCTTGCAACTTCTATTTCCAGCAGACTTGCGCTCATCTCCGTAAGGATGAAGAGACGGATGCGTTTCTTTGGTTTGAGTTAGACACCGTTCCAATGCGAGAGAATTGGCTTGATCTAATTGCGTTTGAATATTACGCAGACACGACTAGGGCGGTTAAGGAGAAGCGTGAACCATTGATTTATCTTGGAGTTAAAGAACGAGTGTATGAAGGCAAGAACGGGGAACTCGTTCCTGAGTCTGTCACAGGACACAGGATGGCTCAAGTTGGAGTGTATTCCACAAAAATCTGTTCTGCACCTGTATTGAATTCCCTTTCTATATCTAACAGGCATTGGACCCACATCATCCAGTGGTATGTAGTTAATCGGATGAAAGAATCTAATCTCATCCAAAACAACTGGAGGACAGAAAAGTATCGCAATATTAACGGAGAAATGGTATGTGATTCTATCTCTAATTTAGCGTGGGATGTCCATTGGAACAAATCTGTAAGCGAGGACGCAGTTCTCGTTCACGGGTGCAAGGATAGCTCACTTGTTAAGTTATTGTTGAACAATATAAATAATGACGATATGAAAGTTGCAAAGAACTTAACAGTTGAGGAAGCGCAAGAGATCGCTGAAGGCATTGAAGATATTGATGAATCTGAACTTGAGAAAAAGATGAGGATTTATCAGAAGCGAATAGCCAACTTAAGGTTCTTCCAAAAGAAACCAACAAAGGAAGACAATAATGAGTGATCGACTAGAAACAATTTCAAACAGCGGGAAGCCTCCGGTTTCTCGCATTAAGGACGCTAAATCAGCTTATGAGATTTGGGAGACTCTACGACGAGCGGATGCCGTCTCAGCTTTTGACCGTAGCAAGATTGACGCTGCTTACGACAACGAACGACCCTACGACGAAAGGGCGCTTATCAATGCAGGGCAATCCTACCGAGTCAATGTGTCGTGGGGGTTTGCGAAGCAAGTTCTTGATACGGCACTTGCTGGGTATGTTGACATCATTAATGCGCCTCAAACATTCTTCCGTTGCCCGACTCTTTACGGGAGCCAGACGGAGCGTGACGAACTTGAGCAAGTTGTAGCACAGGAAGTAACCGCTGCTGTTCGCTCTTGGCGCAACTTCTTCCCTACATATCTCAAGCTCTGCAATAGCTTTATTAAGCATGGAGTTGGTGTGTCGTTGTTCAATGATGAGTGGGACTGGCGTTGGAAGTCAACGGATATGTCTGACTTCAAGATTCCTCGTAAGACTGAGATCGGTCAGGACAATATTGATGTTGCCGCTTGCTTGCGATTCTATTCCCCTACGCAACTTTACCAGTTGATTAAAGACGAAGAGACAGCACAGATTAACGGATTCAATATTCAGGCTTGCCGTAAAGCAATTACATCTTCTGTAAATAATAATAACAATTATTACAACTTCCGTCAGTATGATTGGGAGAAGCTAGAGATGGAGCTTCGTAATAACGACCTGTTCTTTACGACTCAAGCCGCGAACCAGCAGTCAATTCGTGTTGTCCATTTGTGGGTAACTGAATTTGACGGCAAGGTTTCGCACTACATGATTAACGATGACAATGGAGTGCAGGACTTCTTGTATAAAAAGATCGGTAGATTTGATAACAGCTACGAAGCCTACACTGTCTTTACCTATGGAGTTGGAACTAACGGATACTATCACGGAGTTCGTGGTCAGGGCTACGATGTCTTTGCAATTAACGGCGCATTGAATCGTGCATACTGTTCGCTTCTTGAGATCGCATCCTTCGGTAGTGCGCCTACATTCCAACCTAAAGACGAGACTGCTTTGCAAGAGATGCAGTTTATCCCGAATGGAGTTTATAATTTGCTTTCACCGGGAATTGAGGTCATTAAGGATACTATAGTTCCCAATGTATCTAACGGAACATTGCCGATTGTTAGCGCGTTTACACAGTTGTTCAGAGAAAGAACATCTGCATACAATACAGAATCCCTAGTCAATACATCGGTTGAGAAGTCTGCAACACAAGTGCGTGCTGAACTTAGCAATATTGCTAAAATGAGCGTGTCAGCTTTGAATCTTTTCTTCGATCCTTGGGAATCCCTGATGCGCGAAATGATTCGCCGAATGAAGCGCAAAGATTACGATGCACGGGAGCCGGGTGGCAATTATATCATTGAACTCCATAAACGCCTCCTTCGCCGTGGTGCTGAAGGATTCGGTGCAAAAGATCGTTACCTGCAAGCCTTTTTCAACTTGGATACAGATAGACTCAGAGTAGTTAAACCTGTTGGGGCTGGATCGGAAGCAGCCAGAATGGTAGCCTTTGATAGATTGATGGGAATCTTTGGTAGCCTTCCAGACTACGGAAAGCAGAACCTTATTTGGGATATTGCTTCCGAGACTGCTGGCTACGAGAATGCGTCGAGATATGCTATCCAGCCCGGTGAATCAGAGAAGCCAACAATGGATGCTTCTATTGCTCAACTCGAAAATAACTCACTCCTTACTGGTGGTCAGATCATGGTTCTTGATGGGCAGAATGACTTGGTTCACGCAAAGGTTCACATCGAAGCACTCAACCCGATTATTGAAAAGGCGCAAGAAGCCTTGCAAGTTGACCCAATGCAACTTGCTCCGATGCTTGAGGGAATCAATGCTCTTAATGCCCATGTCGCACAGCATGTCGAGAGGTTGTCTGGCGACCCTGCAATGCGTGAGGAATCCGCGCTATACCGCAAGGTTCTTCAAAACGCAGACGAAATTTTGCACAACGGAACGCTGAAAGTTCAGAAGCTAATGGCTGAACAAGAACAGCAATCCATGTTGAGCGGAATGGAAGATGCGAATTTGGCGCAAGGTCAACAGCAAATTGATCCAGCCACGCTTGCTAAAATAGAGGCACAGAGAGCCGAGCGGCAGGCGAAACTTGATATGGATATGCAAATGCACCAGCAGAGAATGATTATGCGCCAGCAGGATGCCAACCAAAAGATGGCAATCCGTGACGCAGAAGCAGCCAGCAAGATACAATCGCAGGGAATTAGAATATGACACAAAGACAACTATTCCAAATGAATGCCGACAAGGTATCTCAATTGGAGAAACTACTAGACAACCCAGTTCTTAAAGAAGCATTTATTATTGTTAGACAAGAATGCGCCCCTAAAGCTCCAACGGATATTGAGGCCGCTAAAGCCATCGGTTCCGAAGAGTTTCAAAACAAACTTAATTCATTGATTAGAATCAATCCAAAGAAGTTGAATGATCTGGATAAGGAATATATCATTCAAGCTCGTAGGAAACTTTTGTCCACAGGGTTATACACCGAGGACGAAATCATGGAAGCTGAGAGGCTTTCACAAACAAACAACCAACAGGAGTAAAAATATGAAAATGGCAACAGAAAAACGCATTGCACCAGCAGCAAAGAAACCAATGGCAACATCTGGCAAGAAGACAGCTACCACTAAGAAATCTTGGGGTGAGCGTCATCGTGCCAAGATTAAGTAAAAATTATTATCTTATATGTCCGACCAAGCAACACCGACACCCACACCAACAGAACCAGCATCAACGGACTCGGCGATCACAAATCTCCGCAGTGCGCTTGATTCTATTGCATCCAATGATCTCAGCGTCACCCCTCCCAAGGAAGAGCCGAAGTCAAATCCAACTCAGCCTGCTCCAGAAAATACAGAAGCCCCTAAAAAAGAGGTCGAAAATACTGACAAATCTGGAACTAATGAGGGGGCAAAAACTGAAGAAGCTAATACAGATGCTCCTGCCGAGGTAGAGCCAACTGGCGAAAAAGAAAAGATTCGCTGGAAGGAACTGAAGTCGGCTGAAAAGGAACTCAAGTTGGCTCAGAAAGAGCTTGCTGAACTCAAGGCTAAAGGAAGCGAATACGAGCAAGCCAGTAAGGAAGTCCAAGACCTAAAGACTCAGATTGAAGAAATTCAGCGTGAGCGTGAAGCCGTGGATGGCGAGCTATACATGACCCGTGTTCAGGCTACAAAGGAATGGAAGCAGTATGTTTCCGAACCTATCAACGAGATTATCGAGGGCGCTGAATTCTTTGCTCAAAGGAATAAAGTTGAAACCTCTGATTTGATTGATGCCCTACAAGCAGACACAAACGGCGATCCTCAGAAACTTGAAGCGTTGATGGCTGATTGGTCGGAGCGAGATAAGACGAAGATTTGGAATCTTGCTGACAACCTGCTTCAGATTGAGAAACGCAAGGAGGAGTTGGAGGCTAATTCTAAAGAGGCATATAAGGCTTCTATGGAGCGACAGCAGCAAGAAGAGCAAGCGTTCTACAAACAGTATTTCGCTCAACGGGAATCAGCAATTCAAGAGGTTGTTCCGAAGATGACTGAAAAGGTTTACAATCTTCTTCCAGAAGACAAGCGACCAGACATCGCTAAACTTCAGCAAGAAGTAATGAGCTACGACGAGTGGCCTGAAAACCTTAAAGTATATGGCATCCTTGGAGCCGCTGTTCTTCCAGACTTGATTGATACAGTTAAGTCATTACAGAACGAGCTGAAGGAAACTAAGGAGAATAATGTTAAACTTCGCGGTGGCTCTGCTCCTGCTGCTGGTGGGAATTCCCCCAGAACTCCAGCAGAATCAAACAAGCCGACCAACTACGCAAAGATGGATACAGACGACTTCGTTAAGAATCTTGTCGGAAGAATGGTTGCTTAATTAAATAAGCATTCACAAAATAAAAGAGGACTGCTTTAATTAGGCAGTCCTTTTTTTTATTTAAAATTAACTTGCAAATATTGCTTTGTTCACATATTAGTTGCGATGCAGCATAACTAAGCTGTTGAAAAAAATGTTATGGATCGCTGATTCCTCAACATCAGTAACAAAATAAATCCGAGCTTATAAACACCGAAAGGCTTTTACACTGGCTCAGTAAAGGAAAATAAACCGAGTTTAAGTTGGGCAACTAAACGACGACTTGGATTCAAAACTAAATTTAACTTAAATAGAAAGATAATAATATGTCTCAATACAATATTGCTGATGTAAACAATCAGCTTCAACAGGAAGCAGGGCGTATCGGCGAGATGATCGCCGCCAAGCTCATTGCTACCGACCCTTGGAACCGTCTCATCAAGCAGGACACATTCCCTGCTGGCATGGGCGAATCCATCCAAACGCTCATTCAAGAGCGCACCACCGTTCCTAACGCCTCCAGCACTGCTTGGGCTGATGTGGGAACTAACGATGGTTCTGGCAACAACTGCAACCCGACTCCTCAGGTTGTTGAGTTTGCTCGCACCCTTCGTTCCTACAACCTCCAACAGGCTGCTATTCGTTCGCCCGGTTTCTGTGTGAACGATCTTCGCACTGCATGGAAGGCTGAAGAGCAATTGGCTGGTGAGGTCAAAGTCCTCAAAGAAAACAGTCAGTGGTTCTGGAGCAACCGCTACCGTGATGAGTTCTCTCGTCTCGCTGGCAACAAGGTTGTTCTTGATGTGCCTGATACGCTGGCGATGTCCAGCAGCGGAACCAACCAAGCGTTCCCTGCTGTGGCTCCTGCCTATGCGCTTGACCAAGGTATCCTTGATCAGTTCTACCTCGACCTTTCCCGTGATGCCGCTGAAGGCAATTACGCAATGGTTGACGGTGAGCCTCAATACGCTCTCATCTGCTCGCCTGAAACGAGCAACTACCTCAAGAAGCAGAACGCTGACATCCGTCAGGATTTGCGCTTCTCTTCGCAGGTTGACGAGCTTATCAAGCCATTCGGTGCAGCCTTCAGCTACAGTGGTTATGTCCACTTGGTTGATCGTCAAGCTCCTCGCTACAACTTCGTTGATGGCGCGTTTGTGCGTGTTCCGTTCTTCACAACCAGCCCTGCCAGCACTGGCAACAAGGCTATCGTGAACCCAGAATATCGCTCTGCCGCTTATGAAGTCAGCTTCATCTACAACCCTCATGTGTTCACTTCCCGTGTTGCGCAGGTCATCACCAGCCCCGGTTCGGGTCTGAAGTTCGATCCTGTCAACTATCGCGGTGAGTTCATGTGGATCAACAACAAGGACAATGCTAATAACATCCTTGGTGTTAATGGCTACTTCTACGCCTTGTTCATGCAAGGTTCTCAGCCGAAGCGTGTCGAGTGGGGTTATGCTCTTATGCATCTCCGTTGCTCGCCTGCTACGCTTTATCAATCCTGCTCGTAAGAGTCGGTCTGGTTAAACAATAATAAGTGTGGTGGGGTTCTATCCCCCACCGCACTTAAACCTAAAGCTAATGAAAGAAAAAGGTATCGCTCTCATTATAGGTATGGGTGGAGGATGTGGTTGCAAAAGTAAAGGATGCCCTGTTTGTAACGGAGGAAATATGGAAACTAATTTTACAGCACCGGAAGGTTTTGATTTTGAAGGAATGGAAGAGGGCGAGGAGAAAGAAGTTCTCGCTAAAGTTCGTTATATGGGTAATGGACAATTCGCTCTTGGCTCTGTTGATGGTTATGCTCTCGGAGAATCCGAGGAACCAGAAATGGAAGAAGAGGAAATGGAAGAGGAAGGGATGGAAGAAGAGGGAGAAGAAGAGAATTACGCTAAACAACTTAGCAACCGTGCAGGTTTAATGTAATATGGCAATAGCTCCTAACACCAACGATTCTAAATCCAACTTACTTGCAAAGATCGCCGAGAACACAGGCGAGACAAAGCCAAAGGTTGGGGACGGAGAGCATAATCTTCTTTGGAAGATTGCCGCTAACACATACTCTACTGCTGTTAATGGTGGTGGAGGCGGTGGAGGAACAGGAGCTACTGGAGCCACCGGAGCGGCTGGCGCAGTTGGTGCTACTGGAGCCAGTGGATATATTGGAGTTGACGGAGCCACTGGAGCTACCGGAGAACAAGGTTCTACAGGAGCGACTGGAGTTGGAGCTACAGGGCCAGAAGGAGCCACTGGACTTACAGGCTCTACTGGACTTACAGGCTCTACTGGAGCCACTGGTATTACTGGAGATGTTGGAGCTACTGGTTTAGAGGGCGCAACTGGACTCACAGGAGCTACTGGAGATATCGGAGCTACTGGACTAGATGGAGCTACTGGATCGACCGGAGAAGTAGGTGCTACTGGCCTTGAAGGAGCTACAGGATTCACAGGTGCAACAGGAGAGGTTGGCGCGACTGGATTGGAAGGCGCAACTGGTGCTACTGGTGAACAGGGTGCTACCGGATTGGGAGCTACAGGAGAAACTGGGGCTACTGGTCTTGAAGGCGCGACTGGTTCCACAGGAGCTACTGGCGCATCTGGATTTACTACATTTTATAGCGAAACCCCTCCAGCTAGTCCGACTGCTGGAATGCGTTGGGTTAATACGCTTACGATGGTCGAGTATCAATACTACGACGATCAGTGGGTTGAAGTAACAAGCGTTGCAACAGGGGCAACTGGAGCTACTGGTGCTGGAGCTACGGGTGCAGTTGGTGCAACCGGAGAGCAAGGTGCTACCGGAGCAACGGGAGACTTTGGAGCTACGGGCGCAACTGGTGCTGGAGCGACTGGCGAGCAAGGTGCAACGGGTGAGCAGGGGGCCACAGGAGAGCAAGGTTCCACTGGTGCTGATGGCGCGACTGGAGCTACTGGTATTGCTGGAGATGTTGGAGCTACGGGAATACAGGGTCCAACACCTTGGACATTGCCAGCTACAGTATATGACAATGGATTCGCTTACAACCTTGGAGCGGCAGTTACTTTTCAAGGTGGATATTATTACAGAACAGGCAACCCACTAAACCCCGGCTACCCTCCAACTCCGGGATCAATCAATGCTTCATGGACACCAGTTGCTGATGGTGGAGCGACTGGGCCAGATGGCGCGACAGGCGCAACTGGTCTTGAAGGAACCACAGGAGCTACAGGTATTACTGGTGTAGATGGAGCGACTGGAGCTACAGGAACACAAGGTGATGTCGGGGCAACTGGCTCTACAGGAGCTACGGGCGTTATTGGCGATACAGGATCGACTGGAGCCACGGGTATTGCTGGAGCAGATGGAGCTACAGGATCGACAGGTGCGACAGGATTAGATGGATCTACGGGTGCTACTGGTTTAAATGGATTAGATGGTGCAACTGGTTTTACAGGAGCAACAGGAATTCAAGGTGATGTCGGAGCAACTGGTTCAACTGGATTAACTGGTTTAGATGGCGCAACTGGTTCAACTGGTATTTCTGGAACAGATGGAGCGACTGGAGCCACTGGGGTTCAAGGGGATGTTGGAGCCACTGGTATCCAAGGAGATGTAGGTGCAACAGGAGCAACTGGACTTACAGGAGCAACTGGACTTACAGGAGCAACTGGACTTACAGGAGCAACTGGACTTACTGGAGAAACTGGTGCTACTGGAGAAACTGGTGCTACTGGATTAGATGGAAGCACGGGAGCTACAGGACTTGAAGGAGCTACAGGTTTGGAAGGTGCAACTGGAGCTACTGGGATTCAAGGTGATATTGGTGCAACAGGAGCTACTGGAGTTATTGGTGACGCAGGAGCGACAGGAGCGACAGGACTCACGGGTGCAACTGGATTAGATGGAGCAACTGGAGCTACAGGTCTAGAAGGGTCTACTGGTGCAACTGGTGCTGGCGCAACTGGCGCAACTGGTTTAGTTGGAGCTACAGGTTTAGCTGGACAATCTGCTACTTTTTATAATTATCAAGCTGATGCAAACCAAACAAGTGGAGTTCCAACAACTGGACACTTATTCTGGAATAATGCGTCTCAAGTTGCAGCAACATCTATAACACTATCGCACATCGATGCGATTGGTAACGATATTGATGTCTTTTTCCCACTATTCAAAACTGGGGACACTTTTGTCATTCAAGATCAAAATAACTCAAATAATTTTCAGACATGGGAAATTAGCGCAACGCCAACAATTGTATTAAATAGTTACATTTCAATACCATCAACATTGGTCACTTCTGCTGGAACAGGAACAACTGGGTTTGCTAATAACCACCAACTTATATTTGCAATAGTATCTAGCGGGTTAGTTGGTGCGACAGGATTGACTGGAGCAACTGGTTTAAATGGAGCAACAGGAGCAACTGGTTCTGCCCCAGCCAATACTGTTCTTTCAGACACGACTGCGGCTCAAGGAGGAACCCAACTGCTTAACATGGTGCAAATCACGCAAGCGGCATACAACGCAATTGGCACTCCAACAGCCAATACGCTTTACATCATCGTAGGATGAAACTGACTGATTCCAACGCGGGAGAAGTGGGAACTAGCGATGTTACGGCAATAGCGTCTGCAACGGCGACTTTTCGCCAATTCATGTGCTACGCCGCACTTACGATTTCGCAAACGATTACAGGCGCAATTGGAATTATTAAAAATGGCGCGGCACAGCTTACTCTTACTGGCAACAACACCTACACTGGCACAACCACGGTCAGCACCGGAACCCTAAGTATGACAGGCGTGAGCGGCTACAAAACCACCGACCTCTCGGTCGCCTCGGGAGCCACGCTCGGCATCACCATGACTGGCAATGCGACTTCCTTGGGTGCAAACACCGCAGGAACATGGACTTCATTTAATTCCGTGAACGCTTCCATCACTGGGGGGGGAGTTGTCGCTCTTAACGGAACCAATTTTATTAGTGCCGGAGGAAGCGGCGGAACCATGAAAACCAACCTCTCCGCAGGGGCGGTGCTGGATGTGCAAAGCGGAAGCTGGGCATGGGGCTATGGTCGTGCTTCGACCGCGACAAATCTCGGATCGCTCAATGTCGCCTCCGGAGCCGAATACCGGAGTTCGGACCTCGCAATTCAGTTCGACGCACTCACGGGTTCAGGCACGCTTGCTAATGCTTACAACGGAATTATTACGATCACCTTGGGAGTCAGCAACACAACCAACAACGCCGCCTACGGTGTTTCGGGCAATACAGCGACTTTCTCCGGGGTGATCAAAGGTCCAGACAGCTACACTGGTGTCACCACGGGAACATTGAACCTTGTGAAAACCGGAAGCGGCACGCAGATACTCTCCGGTAACAACACCTACAGTGGATCAACAAACCTTGGATTTTCAAATTCCTCAAATGCTGGCACATTGCGGCTCAGTGGATCGGGTAAAATATCAACTGCCGCCACTAACATATTCAACGGCACACTCGACCTGAATGGAATCAACCAGTCCATCACCACGCTCGCTCTGGGCGGCGGTTCGTCAGGCACTACAGCGGCAGTTACAACTGGAAGCGGCACTCTTACTCTGGGCGGAAATGTGACCTTCTCGGCCACGAACAACGCCAACGGAGCAAGCATTAGCGGAAACCTCAACCTTGGTGCTACCACCAGAACCTTTACAATAGGTAATTCGACTGCGGCGACTTCAGACCTCACGATCAGTGCCGTGATCAGCGGCTCTGGAGGACTAACAAAATCAGGGACTGGAACGCTAACTCTCAGCGGAAATAACACATACACGGGAGCGACTAGTATTTCAGCGGGGACACTTCGCGCATCAAAAACAAATGGTTCTTCAACGGCAACGGCAACATTCACCACAAGCGCACTTTCAGTCTCATTCAATGTTTCACCTCCATCGGGAGCAACAACCAATTTCCGTTTCTTCCAAGGAACAACAACTCAGTCTTACGCACCGGGAGTTATCTCCTTGTCAGGCGTTCCAGTTGGAACCACAGCAACCTATACTTCTGCAACCTCAACCCTTTCTGTAACAGTCCCATGATAATTTCTCCAAACGCAAATGGTTGGTCATACGACGATTCTGTTGGAATGTGGAAATTGGCATATGAAGATAAAATTATTATTTTCTACGAGCAAACAGACCAATCAATAGCAACTGGAGGCACATTATTTGTAGGGACTCACGAAGAATGCGAAATACACATATCCCAACTGGGCTTACATTTCCCAGAAACCGAGGAAACAGAATGAACGACAACGCAACATTGACAGGTATTTTAGTAACGACTACAAGTTTTACTAGTCTTGACACGACAATAACACCAAATAAGATTTAATAAAATATTATGCCAATTAATTTCCCGATACCAACATTTATAGGCGAGTTGTTTACCGCCGCAGGCAAGACATGGATGTGGAATGGTTACGCATGGGATGCCGTGACTGAAACCGCTGTTGGTGCAACTGGTGCTACTGGTTCTCAAGGCGCTACGGGTATTGGAGCTACTGGCGATGTCGGCCCTCAAGGTGCTACTGGAATTCAGGGTGCAACGGGTTTGCAGGGTGCTACTGGTGATGTTGGTGGCGAAGGTGCTACTGGGCCTCAAGGTTCTACAGGTGTTCAAGGCGCTACCGGAGAAGCTGGAACAGCGGGATCGACTGGCCCTGAAGGAGCAACTGGCTTGCAAGGCGCTACAGGAGACATCGGAGCAACTGGTGCTACTGGAATCCCCGGAGCCACAGGATTGCAAGGAGCTACGGGAGACATCGGAGCCGCAGGTTCGACTGGCCCTGAAGGAGCAACTGGTGTTGTCGGAGCTACGGGTGATATCGGATCGACTGGAGCTACGGGGCTTACTGGCGCAACTGGTCTTACAGGTGCTACTGGTGTTATTCCGGCATCAAATGCAGGGAATGTTTGGACATTTTCCGGGGATGGGACAACGAATACTTGGACATTGACTGGAAATACGAGTGGAAGTTTGGTGTCAGCATTATACATTGTCCATGCTGACGGGGTTATGCAGGCTCCAGCAAATTATACAATAAACAATGTATCTCCAAGAACGATTACAATATCAACAGTTCCAAGTGGAAGCTCCCTTGTAGTTGTTTCATTATCTACAGCATAGAATAACTTTAACAAAAAATTAAACAAACTTAAATTATGCCACTAACTAAAGCAACAACTAATGTAGTCAACCTCGACAAAGATACGCTTATCAACGGACTCACCGCTGGAAAGGGGTCTGGAAATATTGTAGGCAATACTGTATTTGGTCAAAATGCACTTTCAGTAAACACAACTGGAGGTAATAACACAGCACTTGGCCGTGATGCATTGCAAAATAATACAACTGCATCTAATAACACAGCAGTTGGATTTCATGCGCTTGAATTAAATACGACAGGTGTTGAAAATACCGCTATTGGTTCATTTGCGCTTGATGCCAACATTAGCGGAAGCAATAATACAGGAATTGGATATGGCGCAATTGCAAATAGCACTTCTTCAAGTAAAAATACAGGAATCGGGTGGGCTTCTTTAAATTTAAACACAACTGGTAACAGCAATACGGCAGTTGGTTATGGTTCACTTAAAGACAACACAACTGGAGGTAACAACACAGCAGTTGGTTTAGATGCGCTTCAATCAAATACTACTGGAAACAATAATGCCGCAGTTGGTGTAAATGCGCTTTTTGCTAACACAACTGGAATTAACAATACATCAGTTGGGGCTGGAGCTTTAACAAATAACGAAACAGCAAATAACAATACTGCCGTTGGTAATGGTGCATTAAATCAAAATATTGTTGGTATTAATAATACAGCTATTGGAGCTGGAGCGTTATATTTTAATAATGCAGTGAATAATACGGCAATTGGAATTAATTCATTACGAAATAATGTAGGCGGAACCCAAAATACCGCAGTTGGAGTTCAAGCAGGGGCGTTAAATACACAAGGAAATGGGAACACAGCACTTGGTTATCTTGCACTTTATTCTAATACTGACGGAGTAAATAATACAGCAGTTGGAAGATATGCATTACAAAACAATATTGCATCTGGGCCTAATGGCTACAATTGTGCAATTGGTTATAATTCTTTATTAGAAAGTATTGGTGGTATTGAAAATACTGCGTGTGGAGCCTCGGCATTGCGTGATCTGGTTACTGGTTCATACAATACAGCACTTGGAAGATATGCGTTGCATGAAAATGATGATATTAATAATTCAACAGGAATTGGTCATTCGTCTGCTGTAACAGGATCAAATCAAGTTCAACTTGGCAATTCTGCTACTACAACTTATGCCTACGGAGCAGTTCAAAATCGTTCCGACATCCGAGACAAAGCTGATGTCCGTGATACTGAACTTGGTCTTGATTTCGTAAACGCACTTCGTCCCGTCGATTTCAAGTGGGATATGCGCGAGGATTATCGCCCGGAAGCACCAGCTACTATTAATAAGCCCATTGATCTTGAAGATGGTGCTACTGAAGAAGAAAAAGCAAAATACGCTCAAGAACTTGCCGCATACAACGCTTATGTTGTTGAAAGAGATAAGTGGCTTGAAGATGTTAAACTTTCCAACATCACTCACGATGGTAGCAAGAAGCGCAGTCGTTTCCATCATGGTTTGATTGCTCAAGAAGTGAAAGCAGTTCTTGACGCTAAAGGCATTGATTTTGGCGGTTTCCAAGATCACTCTGTCAAAGGAGGCGACGATGTTCTTTCAATTGGATACGAAGAATTGATTGCTCCTCTTATCAAAGCAGTTCAAGAACTCTCTGCTAAAGTTGCTGAACTTGAAGCTAAATAATTAAAATAGTGTATGTTAATACTATAAACCAATGCCACTTCTTCCACAATTCGGAGATTCCGAAAACAATCTAATCGCCAAGATTGCAATTAACACTGGTCCTAATCCGCCAACTCGCGGAGATGGAAGGTGGAATCTTTTATACAAGGTAGTCCAGAATACATACGAGACTGCTGTTAGTGGAAGCGGAAGAATCTCTGGCGAAGTTCAAACCTACAACGATCTTCCTATAACGCTTAACAATCCTCCGCTTCGTTCTGTTTATATCGTTCTTGAGTCAACTGGAATCCCATTAATCAATAGGCATCCATCTGGACTCTATACGCGAATAGCAAATAACGGAAATCTTTCTGATTGGCTATATGCTGGAGACTTGAGTGATGGTGCGACTGGAGCGACTGGACCCGCTGGAAGTCCGGGTGGAGCGACTGGGGCAACTGGTTCAACTGGTCCAAACGGAGTGAACGGAGCTACGGGGGCAACGGGAGTTAATGGGGTGAATGGCGCTACAGGAGCTACGGGTATTTCTGGAGAGAATGGTATAGCAGGAGCAACGGGAGCAACCGGAGCGGCTGGAGTTTCAGGGTCAACTGGAGCCACAGGACCAAGTTTCCAGATACAATCATACGCAACAACATCTCTCCCATCTACAGGCAATTTTGCGTTTGATTCAACTCTTGAGATACCAGTTTATTTTTGGAACGGGTTTTGGAAGAAGTTTTCAGACGATTCTGTTGTAGCTGATAGGAGCGGCGGATTCGATCCAAATTCTATTACATCTCTGGCTATTTGGCTTGATGCCACAAACGGCATTTATGACTCCACAAGTGGAGGTTCAATTGTCACAACCAATGGGGCGGCGATTGGACGATGGGAAGACCTTTCAACTAACTCTAGAAATTTCACTCAAAGCACCGTCAACAGCCGACCGATCCTGTCTACCGCATCGCTTAACGGAAAGAACACCATCTCTTTTGACGGCACGGATGATTCTCTTTCATTAGTGAGTGCGCCCGGACTCTTGCGTTCAAAAACAGGGGCAACTTTTCTTGCTGTATTAAAACACAAAGAAATACTTTCCACGGCTGGGAAGGCTATTTTTCGCGTAGGTGGCCTTAGGCGCTTTGAATCTCGCCGAATTGGCATGGCGCAACGCTCAATCGTGACACGAAGACTAGATTCCGATCCAACATCTGATTCGAGGTCGCCTAGTGGGAGTGTTTCGCTAGATTTTGAGTTGATCGCAGACGCTGTAGATTATTCTGAGTCAACAGTTTTTATGTATAAAAATGGCGTTCTGATTTATCAGAATCCTCAAGGAACGGCTGGAACAACAAGCGATACGGATGTTGCAACAATCTCAATCGGTGTAACTTGCAACATCGAATTGGCTGAGCTTATTTTTTACGACCGCCTCCTCACCACCGTCGAGCGCCAACAAGTCGAGAGCTACTTGAGCGCCAAATGGGGAATTGCTATATGAGGCGCTTCTTCCGATCATCTCAAGAATCATATGAAACCATTCGTGCTGCAATGGACTCCTCCAGCGGATTCCCGAATTCCATAGCATCAACTTGGTTCGTTCCATCCAACGAAGCTCCCCGTGATGCCGAAGATCGTTGCCTCATAGCCGCAATTCCAATTATTGCTTCACATTTCGATGTTTCTGGAGCAACAGAAATAACAGAGGAAGAGTATTTTTCCTCATTACCTGTTACTTAATTGAAATAAATATTAGAATTACATACAAATAAAATAATGCGAAATGAATCTTGATCCGCAATCTTACCCTCATCACACTGGAATTATGGGTTCCATCACAAGTTTACTAGCTGTAGTTATCTCTATCTTGCCGCATGTAGAGCAGTGGTTGCGTATTAGCTCACTTGCATTCGGGACGATTGCAGCTATCGTATCAATTATTGTAATGATAGAGAAACGAAACAACGATAAAAAAGACAAATGAAAGCACTACTTATTAAAGCCATCTCCGCTATTACTGGAGCGTCCAAGTCTGTTATTGAATTCATCATCCCGATCCTTCGGGAGTCTGCTACTTCTTTATTGAAAGAACTTCTGCCTATCGCTATGGAAGTCGTGTCTTCATTGCTAACCTCAGATAAGAGCGGCGATGAGAAGCGTAAGATTGCTGTAGATAAGATTAAAGATGCCGCTGTTAAGGAGGGTATCAATGCCTCCAATCGCACGGTCAACCTTGCTATCGAGCTTGCTCTTGCCAAGCTGACCGATAAATGAACGAGGAGAAGGCATGGTGGCAGAGCCGGACGATTATCGGAATCGTTGTTATGCTATTAGCTCAAGCCCTGAAGTGGTTCAGGGTTGATATTATTAATGAAGAGTTGACGGATATTGTAACGATAGCGATGGAAGCTGTTGGTGCTGGGCTTGCTGTTTACGGGAGGGTTAAGGCTAGAAAGAATATCAGACGAACAAGGCCGGGGGGATTGTTTAACCCTAATGCTGAAGTAAGAAAGGCCAAGCCAGTTAAAAAGTTTCTAGGCATCTTCCTAATCTTTGCCGCAACAAGCATGTCAGCTATGCCGTATCCTAGCCATGTTTGGTATGAGAATCCAATTAGGGTTACTCCCATCGTGGATGATCGCCCATTCTTGATTCGTTTAATTGATAGCCTTTGGGTGAGTATATCCATCCTTCCGATCAAAGGGGAAATTAAAGGGCAGGCTGACTTCTAATGAGAATTTCTACGACAGCAGAACGGCTAGAGATGGCTGACTTTATTCTGAAGTCAGAGGCTAGGCGTGACAAACTAGGCAGACTTAAAGTATATCTACTACCCAAAGCTGATGGCGGTGGAACATTTGAGATAGCTGGGATCAACGATAGGTATCATCCTAAAGCGGCTAACCATATCAAGTCATTATTGGATAACAATAGACACGCTCACGCTGAGAATTATATCAAGAAGTATCTAGTGGAATACACTGATGTCGTTAAGGCTTGGACAGAGGAGCCTGCTATTGAATCATTCCTTCGGGATACTGCTTTTAATCGCGGCCCTAAAGGTGCGTTAAGAATCTTACAGATTGCGCTACAGATCGCCGATGACGGAAAGTTCGGACCTATTACCAAAGCTACTCTTGCTAAAGCAATGAAGAACATTCCAGACCTTCTCAACCATCTTCGTATCGCTAGGGAAACATACGAGATTCGTGTTGCTCCTCCAGTTGGCGCTAGGGCTAAGTTCTGGAACGGCCTAAAGAATAGGTGGGACAACGCTCTTGAGTTCAGTAAAAAATTTATCTCTTGAATTATGGAATCGGATGAATATAAGAAAAAAAAACAAGCGTTATTAGAACGCTACAAGGAAAAAAGTATTTGGGAGAAAGTAAAAGAAGGTGTTTCTGATTGGTGGGATGAGAACGAAGCTCGTCGTAAAGGAACGCTTACGGATTACTACAAAAATAAACGATAATGCATAAAGTAAATCTATGGATACTAGCCGCTATTGTAATGATCGTTTCGTTACTTTCTTTATATGTAATTGCTAAAATGATTTATGTCTGAAGAAGAAATTGAAAAACTAAAAAAAGAGAACGCAAAACTAAAAAGCATTTTGAGACAATGCTTGAAGGCGAGACAGATCAACCATGTAAAACAAATTATCAGGGAGGCATTGAGCAATGAGTAAGGAAGAGATTGATGGCATAGTAGAGTTTGGTAACATAGACTTATTTAATAGACCGATTGTTAAGAATCCAGATGGCAGTATCAGCACCGTCAAATCAATGAGCTTTGATACAGACAGAGGAGTTGTATTGGTTCCTACAATCGCTGATGATGGAACTGTAATGAATCCCAAGGATGCAATTTCCTATGCAATGAAAAACAAAAAGCATCTTGGCATTTTTAAGGATAGAGCGTCAGCGGATAAGTATGCCGAGTCACTTCACAATCAACAAGCGGAATTCTACAAGGGCAAATAACATGAGCGAGGCAATTAAATCTGCAATGAAAAGGCTCGGTGTTTCTGGTGTTAATAAACCCAAGAGAACGCCGGGAGCCAAGAAATCCCATGTAGTTTTGGCAAGTCAAAATGGAAAGACAAAGACTGTCAGGTTCGGGCAACAAGGTGTATCAGGTTCTCCCAAACGCGAAGGCGAGTCTGCTGCTGACCGCAAGCGTAGAGAGAGCTTCAAGGCTCGTCATAAATGTTCTTCGGCCAAAGATAAATTTTCTGCTCGATACTGGAGTTGTGTGACTAAATGGTAGTAAGCAACTTACACTGGCATATAAAAATATCTTTTGACTTCTTAAAACAATCTGAAATTCTATTGTTGTGCGACCCAAACGGATAAGTGTTCGTGTCAAATCGGAAACTTGGAAGGTTCTTTTCAAGAAGCCAACTGAAGACGATTATATCGGAGTGGAAGAGGATGACATTGGGTTGTGCGTCGAAGAAGAAAAGAAGATACTTGTTGATCCAGACCCTTCTTCCGTCCTATCAACCGCCATCCACGAAGTGCTACATGCTGTTTACCCTCAGTTGAGCGAGGATGCGATTATCGACGGGGAAGATGCCTTGGTTGACTTGCTTCACAAATTCCCACAAGAACTATTACATGATGATACCCAAGCCTAGTAGCTGGTGGACATTCCGTGGAGATCAATCTGGACGCGGAAAAGACCAGCAGGTAGTTATGTCGAGTTCAGGCGAAACAATTTCATGGGGAGAAGGATTCTCATGGATTGGCTCTACTGAATTATTCTTAAAGTTATTCACTCCAACGGAAATAAAACAACACAAGGAGATACAATGAGCCTACGCTACGAACAGCAGTATTCGCTATACAAGACTCGTAAATTCCTCCGCGATCTACTCCATCACACTACTAGGCCAAAGACCGTGACTGAGATTTCAGACCGAGCCTATAGCTGCCTGCGTCACTTCCCGCACTTGGACGAGACTGGCAAACCAGTCTTCAGCCAAGACGACTTTGAATGCCCAAAGATACCAAATGAAAGCTAAGACTAGCGAGCGGTTCCAGCCGTTCAACATCACAAAGAAATGGAAGAAGTGGATGGCGGTTAGCTGTTCCCACGGAGATCACATTGACCCAGAGGCTAGGGATGCTGTCCTTGCTTTTAAGGACAGGTTCAAGCCTGATACAACGATTCACCTTGGAGACTTCGTGGATATGGCAGCAGCTCGCTCTGGCGCGATGAATGATCCTAATGCTTCGGACAGGGCTGCATCTGTAGCTGAAGATTTGGCGGCTGGTGTTGACTTCCTTCAGGAGTTTAGACCTAACCACATCCTTTACGGAAACCACGAAGATCGCTTGTTTCGCCTCGCTAGCTCGCCGAATGCTCTAGCTGCCCATGCATCCACACTTGTCATACAAGAGATCGAGAAGACGGCAAAGAACCTCAAGGCGAGGCTGTATTCATACGATATGCAATCCCATCCTATCATTGGAGGAACAAGATTCATCCACGGCTTCATGTTTAATGTTGCGGCTATCCGAGATCATGCTGAAACATTTGGCTCCTGTGTAATGGGACACATCCACCGAGTCGGTATAGAGCAGGCTAGAACGCTTAACGGAGCTGCCGGATATTCCGTTGGAATGCTTATGCGATTTGATGCGGACTACGCTAAGACGAAAAGACAGACACTTTCTTGGAGCCAAGGGTTTGGCTACGGATATTATTCAGACACACAAATAACAGTAAACCTATGCGAAAGAAAACGAAACAACCCGTGGATGTTGCCAATATAAAGAATGCTTGGCAGGAGTTTTTCAATCAAAACAAAACATACGAAAAGGAAGAATTAAGGGATAAGGGGTGGATTGATGTATATGAAATAGCTGAGAACCTCAAGCTGTCGATAGGTGGAGCGACACATAGAATGAAGAAGTTAAAAATTGATAAAAAGATATTCTCGGTTGTAAGCGATAATTCAGTCCGTCAAATTATTTTCTACAGACTAAAATAGAAGAGGGGAGCTTGCGCCCCCCTCTTCACCTATGAACACACATGAAACACCCACGCTGAACGAGGGGTGAGACAACATTAACTAATGCTTTAGCGTAGTCAATTTGTTTTCTGCATACACCGCAACGGCTAGTGCTGACCAAGTGTGAGATTTTAATCCGTAGGTTGGACCTTGATTATCTTTAGTCCCTTGTTGTCCTACTAGGTTCAGTAATGCTTGTCGGATGTCTTTATCTTTAGACCTCATCGTTTTGCATAGGAACATCTTGATGTCCTTCCTGTAGCACAGGATTGTATCCGTCCTAGCAACCTCAGTGAATCTACCTACCCATCGGCAAGTATCAAACACGCTGGCTCCTACCGCCATGCCGTAGCTGGCTACCATCTCGCAGGCTACGATGTCATACTCCCTTCCGATCAAGAGTTGCCGCATATCAAAGTTGTCGATGTGTCCGTGGTCGATAACCTTTCCGTTCCATTGAACGAATGCTGACTTCTCTGGGCCGGGGTCTATTGCGAATATTGTTTTAGGATGTGTAGCCATTTTCTTTTGCCCAAGCTGGATTGTCGTGCGCTTTTGTATGACATATACGGCAAATCGCCAAGAAGGTATCCTTGTTGCACAGGTTGGCTCCTCGCTTTGCCTTGTGATGTATGTCTGTTGCTGGTTGTCCGCAGACTTCGCAGAACGGATGAAGCATCATATATTCTTTCCTTACAACAGAATACTCCTTTAGCTTACCTCTCTGCCTGTCGGAGATTTTGTTGAGCGGCTTATTTCTTTTTAGGCTTCCTCGCTTCATGTTCTTGAAAGTAATCCTTCATCTTCTGTAATACTTCTTCAATGTCTTGTTCAACAATACCATCGCATCCAGAAGGGAAGTCATCCTTGCGCTTGTGCATTGGACTCAATGGGTAAAGTTTGAACGGCGATATATGTATTCGTAGTTTTCCAGAATCATCCAAGCCAATAAACGGATGTAGAATCATTCCAAGAAAACTTTATAAATAACGCAAATAAAAACAACTGATACCAATAGGACCGTATCAGGGCTTATCGGCGCGGGTTTGTGCGTCTTCATCTGTGTATTGGATTTTGGAATACCTTTTGGAAAGTTTGTCCATGTTCTCTTTAATTGTCTCATCACGCGAGATTCCAACTGACTGACGGAATCCTTCAAGGTAAAACTCAATGTCACCTAGTTCTTCAATGACATTAACTCGGTCAAGCGGCTTGCGGTAGATGACTGCTTTTTTCACCGCATCCAGTAGCTCCCCTGCCTCACCGCAGATTCCCATAATCATGTGGATTGTGTGGCACTCGTTGCCTGTTAGTTCTGATTTAATCTTATCCCCGTCTTTAACAAGGGCTGTAACGAACTCTTCGTATTTCATTCTTTTAGTTTCTGGTTGATCCGTTCCAACCAGTCGGATGGTTCGGGTGTTGCTTTTGTTCTTTGTTCTTTCCAATCGAGCCTTCGATTTCGATTGTATTTCGGGGGGATGATTTCACAGATAATTTCTATCGTGGAAAATCTAGTGTTGCACTTGTCGCATTTGTGCCTGCGACGAATCTTGGGGCCGCTATATTCATGCTCGGATGAAACAACGGTCCTGTCTCCAGCAATGCGAGAGTCGATGACTTTAGTTTTAGATTGGCAGTTCGGGCAGTTCATCGTTTGGCTTCCATTCCTCGGTTGATTCTTCCGAGAGAACCTTGGTTCTGGCTCGGTCTGCTGGGATGTTCAGCATATCGCAACACGCCTCGTAGAATTTTGTGTTGAAAAAATCTCTTGCAGTTCGCTTCGCTTCTTCTCTCTCGTTCCTTGGGCATGCAGAGGGAACTTTCTTGCGAACATCATCCACCGCATAAAGCATCATCCCAGCCAGTAATTTTATTACTGGATCGCTTGCGGTTTTCATTTCGCTTTATTCTTTAGGATTTGACAGATCGTGGCGACTGCTTCTTGTGTATCGAAATTCAGTCCAGAAGTGACAACCTCGCACCAGACGCCATCAATTTTGACCTCATAGCTAGTGCGCTTGCAGTCGTCATCGCTTGAGTCGTATGAGCGGAGCGGGAACCCAAGAAACGATTGGTGTGGAGTCCATGCCTGTTCAAACTTCATTCGTGCAACCTCACCTTCTGCGAGCATTCGCTTATACCTTTCGTTGCGTAGCTCGGATCGTAAAGAATCCATCTCGCAAATAGTCAGCAGTCCGGGGCTGGCTAGTTCTGGCTCATCGGCTGGACGGACATTATATTTCCAGCCTTCTTCGGATTCCGGCATAGACATTATGCAGGATGTTTCGTATGTGTTCATACATCCAACTTGAATGCCACTTCATGTTGTGTCAACATTCAAATTCTATGAAGCCAGAAGAAAAAATTAAAACCTACCTAGAAGAATCTATTCGACTCATTGAGTCTGCCATGCTCTACACCGTGCGAGATCAGATCAATTATGCCGCTGATGAAATTGATCTTGCCAACGAGAAGATCATGCAGGCATACGCAATCGCCAGAGAATATTCCGACCTGTAAAAAAAAGATTGGACACTACACCGAGAGAGTGTAGAGTCTGAGTTGCTGTAGCGATACAGTCGTCCGTGTGGAAACGGATGCCAACTGAAGATTAAATCGAAATATAAATATATCACCTCTCCGCTACGGAATATTTCCACCCGACAATCAATCGGTCTTCAACCGTAGCGGGGGGTGGCCCCTCTTTGTATGGAATATAAAATTGAGCAATACGAACGATGCGAAACAATGCACGATGGAAGCATTGAAGATATACTGATCGGAGTTACGAAGCCATCAATGGACAGGCTGCTCAAGATGCAAAGCCCCGGAGACTGCATTGCTCTGTATGCCTTTTATTGTTATGTGAGAAAATGGCAGAAGAACAGCAATGTGTTTGCCACCTCTGAGTATGCCATGAAAGCCTTAGACTGGGGAAGAGATAGGTTCTCAAGAGCAAAAAGCCAACTTGTAGAGGAGGGGTTTATTTCGGATGTAAAAGTTAGGACTGAAGAAAACCGAATAGATGGATGGTATGTAAAGGTTCGATACGCCATGAATTCCACCCTAGGGAAATTCCACACTACGGAAATCCCACAGGGTGGAAAAACCTCAGACAAATACCCTTTAATGGTAAATGAAATACCTTTTAATGGTAAACAAATACAAGAGCGTGATGAAAAGAAGAAAGAATTGAAAGCCTCAAGCGAGGAATTTGATTCATTCTATTCCTCATACCCGAAGAAAGTAGCCAAGCCAAATGCTCGGAAAGCATGGGACAAAAACAAGTGCAACCTAGAGCAAGTTCTACCAGCCCTAGAGAAGCACAAGAAGACTTGGAGCGATCCTCAATTTATTCCCCACCCTGCGACATGGCTTAACCAACGCAGATGGGAGGACGAGACTATTGTTAAACAAGAATCTTCCGCGCCGAAAGGCAGGATGACACCAGCAGAAGCAGTCAGACAAAACGGATGGACAGACGAGTTCTGGACATGGCTCCACGGAATCATGGACAGAACGGATATTCAGCGGGATTACCTAACCACGGTAGAAGACCGCTGGCTAGTCGAGTTCATCGCATTCAAAAAAACCAACGGATATTTTTAATTTTCGTTGACCAACCAAAACAAACCAACCAAAGTAATGAAACCTATGAAACACACGACCCTCAAACTTGTGGGTATCCAACTCAAATACGCAGGCAAGATGACATGGCTCTACATCAAGCGGGAATGGTATATAGCACAACTCATATTCGTCACTATTCTCGGAAACATCACCAATTTTATCCTACGCAAATAAAGTATATGATTGTAATGCTGGATACATCTGGGAGCTTACAAAAAGCGCAAGACGAGATTGGATGCGAGGTAGAACAATTGATAACTCCATTAACTAGACGCGCCATCCAAGCACCAAATAAACATTATTGTATCGACAATGGAGCATTCGCTACATTTGAATTAAAAGGTTTCCTTACTTTATTGGAAAGGCAAAAACCGGAAAAGCATCTATGTCGATGGGTAGCTGTTCCAGATATAGTTGGTAGCGCACGGAGAACCATTGAGGTATTTCATAGGTGGAAGAATAGAATAGATTTTCCTCTTGCGTTCGTGTGCCAAGATGGTCAGGAAGACTTGGAGATTCCTTGGGATGAAGTATCGGCTATCTTCATCGGCGGCACAACCCAATGGAAGATGTCAAACCATGTCGTTCAAATCATAAAAGCTGCACAAGCCCTAGAAAAGTGGGTTCATGTCGGAAGAGTAAACACGCCCGGACGATTTGAGTATTTCGAGAATTTCGGCGTTGATAGTCTGGACGGAACAGGACTCGGCAGATACACCCACATGCGAAAAGCAATCTACGAACTTCACAACCAACCCAAGCTAATATGAACACCTACGAGACTACGCACCGGGCTGCTTGCCCGAACGGAAAACTGATAGATACTTACGAGATCAAGATAACGAGCCACAACACGCTCATCGTTGAGGATTTGATGGAAATCCTCGCTAACTCGCCAAAAGAAATCTACCAAGAAGACTTGGCAGACCATCTCCGCGCCAAGATCGGAGCAAAGGTAGAAGTAATCGGATGGCACTACAGAATCAAAATAACCTGCACAAGAGAATGAAAACTACAGTATTCAAAGACTTCACATTTAGCGCGGCGCATTATCTAAATATACCAGATCACCAATGCTCTGTAATGCATGGACACAATTACAAGGTGAGGATAGAATGCTCTGGGCAAGTAAACGCACTCGGAATGGTCATTGATTTCAACGAGATCAAAAAAAGAATTAATCCAATAATTAATAAACTAGATCACTCGGTTATAAACGATATACTTGTTGGAACAACAACATCTGAATACATTGCGTCTTGGATATTTAAGCAAGCAAACGATCAATTGGGCAATGTGTCAAAGGTTACTGTCTTTGAGACTGATACTTGTGGCGCTATTGTTGAACGATAATTCCATTAAATTTTGTAAATAACAAAAAAAAGAAACACACACATGAACGAATCAGGACACTACTACGACCTAAAAGGCAAAGCAGTCTTTGAAGTCCCAAATAAAACTAAAGGCGGATACCGCAAGACAACATTGCGAGACGCAAAAGGACTCGGTTTACTGCCGTCAGTCACAACAATCTTCAAGTGCCTCGCATCACCGGAGCTTGACCGTTGGAAACAACAGCAGGTTCTGATGGCAAGTCTTACCCTTCCTCGCCAGCAAGACGAGAGCGACGAAGAGTATTGTTCCCGCATTATGCAAGACGCATTCAAGCAGGTTGACGATGCAGCAGACCTCGGAACGAACATCCACAAGGCACTAGAGAACCACTTCCAAGGCGAGCCATACGATCCCGTAATGGAGTGCTATGTCGAGCCAGTCAAGAAGTGGGTGGAGAAGAATAATGTCACCTTCCTACAGCACGAACTGCGTTTAGTGTCTCCCGAAGTTGGCTACGCTGGCACAACAGACGCACTTATTATGAAGGATGGTGTGTTGCATATCTTGGATTACAAGAGCCGCAAGACCAAGCCAGACTTTGACATCAAGCCTTGGGCAAAGGAGCCAATGCAGATCGCCGCATACGCCAAGGTCGCTGGCGCAGTAAGAGGAGTCAACCTTTACATCTCGACAACCGAGCCGGGGCGTATCGGTGAGGCTTGGTATGACGAGAAAACTCTTAACGAAAACTACGAAGCCTTCACCCACATCTGCAAGTATTGGCAGTTCAGCACAGGCTATCAACCCCCAAAGAAATAACATGACAAGACAAGAAGTATTGAACAACCAACTGGACGAGATCATGGACACCTTTGATTTCTATCAAGTCGGGAAAATGATGTCAGCCACCGATTGGATATGGGCGCGATCAGAAAATGGTGTTCCAGATCAGCGTGAGTTGCGGCAAGAGGCTAGGAGATTGATGAAGCAAGCAATCGCAGGAGAAGATTGCGCTACTGGTGGCTTCCGAGCTTGGGTTACTGACGGAACAGATAAGGATGGGCCTTGGACAAAACTCAACCTGTCTTTCGGTATTGACACCATCCACGATGGGGAATCGCACGACTAATTATGGAAACAAACGAAGAACTAAAAAAAGAAATCGCATCTTTGAAACGCAGGCTCACATCAGCTCTCAAGCAGAGAGACGATTGGGCTTTAAAGTATGCAAAGGTGATGGAATCTTTGCCTCAAGAAAAAAAATCTTAAAAATTATTTTGACATTACCGATAGAAAAACTAATCTGAATGCTCAATGAACACACAATCTGAAAACATCGGCGACCTCGCAGCCGCTTTAGCAAAGGCGCAAGCGGAGGTTGGCACAGTCCACAAGGATTCCGCGAATCCGTTCTTCAAATCAAACTACGCTTCTCTCGCGGCAGTATGGGAAGCTACCCGTCCTATCCTGTCAAAGCATGGCTTGAGTGTTGTCCAGCTTCCGTCTCACGACGAGTCTGGATACTATGTCGAAACCATGTTGATGCACGGCTCGGGACAATGGATCAAGAGCCGGACATACATGAAGCCAGCGAAAGACGATCCGCAAGGAATCGGTTCGCTGATTTCGTATGCTCGCCGTTATGCGTTGCAAGCTGTCACTATGGTTTGCCCTGACGACGACGATGGGGAAGCGGCAATGGGTCGGAACGCTCCAGCTCAGAAGCCCGTAGAATCTCCGAAGCCCGTCCAGAAGGCAGAGCCAGCCAAGCCGCAGGAAAAGAAGCCTACAGAGGCTCCTAAAGCGAAAGAAGTGGCATCTAAATTCAACGGAGAGAATCATCAGGCACTCTTCCAAGAGTTGATGAAGCTCGGTTACACGCCAGAAGAGTTTCTTGAATCTCACAAGTGGGCCAAAGACGAGCGTGTTCCAGCGCAGGCTAAAGACTTCTTCAAGATGAGCGACAACACTTCATCACTATTCCTTTTCGATGGCATGGATGCTATCAAGAAAACAATCGTAGCTTACAAAGCTATTGCAGAGTAACATTAACTAAATCAAATATATGGCTAAAGAAAACAGCGGATTCCTATCGAAGAACAAGTTCAAGAAGGAAGACAAACATCCCGACATCAAAGGTAAAATCAATGTCGGCGGTAAGGATTACGAGCTTGCAGGCTGGGAGAAGACAAACGATAACGGGAAGTATTATTCCTTGAAACTCTCGGAGCCTCGGCAACAACAGCCTGAAGCATTCTAATTTGTTGTGCGACAAGTGGGCGGGAGTTAATGGTTTTCCTCCCGCCCACACTTCGCAATAATCCTATGGAATACCTAGTCTTAACGAAGCAGATCAACGAAGATCACTACACATTCGCCAAGTTCTTTAAGGGCGAAGACGAGGTTGTTGACCATATCCAATCAACCCCTCAAGACAAATTTCAAAGAGACATCCGTGTAATTTCCGAAAGCAATCTCAAGGTGACGCATGATTTTGATGACGAAGATTTGATTGATACCTACATAGATGTTCGCAACGCAGTAATGATTGATGAAGAAAACGAATAACAACGATTCTTTCCTTGGACTTTATGTCACCAACGATATTAAGAAATCGCTTGGCAAGATAGCAAAGTCTGAACACAGAAGCCTTTCCGGTATGGTTCGCGTTATTGTTGAACGATACCTGAGTAAACAAAAACCAAAATAAAAACCAACACATGACAACAACACTAAAGGGTTCATTCCAAACCCCTAAAGGAATAATCGAGCGCACACAATTAGCGGAAATGCTTTCTGCTAAATACAAAACAGATGTGAAGACAGCACTCCGTCTTATCAAGGTCTGCGAACAAGACGATATGATTGACGAGGACGCACCACCAAATCATTTTGAGTTGCTGGAAGAAGCCTGTGCAATCCTCGCATTTGATCGCGGGGAGATCGACGCAAGGGAACTAAAGATGACAATCGTTAAGGAAGAATTAAAGCAAGGAACAGAGCAGAGTATTCTGGAGGCAGCGATCACAACCGGAATGCACAATGGTTATTCGGCCTTGGCAGAACGCTATGAGTTCAACAATCTAACTCAATTCACCCCACGCGAAGGCGTTATCCCATGTCCAGAGGATTATGCGGCGGCTATCGGACTCGGTGTGGATATGTCCAGCAAAGGTATGTGGCTTGCTGGAGAAGGCATTCGTCATCTGTATGCGCTCGGATACGAAAATGTCGTAACCCAAATCGCGGCTAACCTAAAGCTGTCTTACTCTCATGTATCCGCATGGGCAAGGACAGCGCAACGCATTCCTATTAAGTATCGTTCGGAGATTTCTCCAACAGTAGCAGTCGAGATTGCTTGTTCTAAATACTCGGAAGATGAAAAAGAGAACAACAAGAAGGTTATCGAATTGGTAGAGAAAGCCTGCAAGGAAGGCTGGACGGCACTAGAAGCTCGCTCCCATGTCCGCATGGAGCAGGGAAAGGAACCGCTAGGCAAGGCTCCCAAGCAAGCTCCGTGGATTAAGGAGTTCGGTAGTGCGGAGGAATTGCTGATCGTTGCCAGCCAATACAACATCGGCGGTGGAGCAGGCGAGCTGGACCAGTATCACTTCGTCGGTAAACTGGTGAAGATTTTCCACCAGTTGCGCGAAGAAACTAGATCAGCAATCAAGTTAATCATCGGAGATCGTCTAAAGGAACATGAATCTCTAGAGAAGTCTGGCAAGGCTGGTTTGTTTGACGAGGATACAATTCAAGAACTAAAGAAACTTTCCAAATGAAGACAAATAAAAACAAAAGCAAACAAATTGAAATTGAAACAGGCCCGATGGGCGAGGCTGGAATCTTGTCGCTCAAAGACATTGCGGCAAGCATCCAAAAGACAATCGAGCTGAACGATAGTGAGTTGTCAGACAAAGACGGCACACCGCTTGGCTATCAATTCCCGAAAGAGATAATCGAGAAGTTCGATGAGGCTCGTTTCCTGTGCCTGCTAACAGACGCATACCTGACATCGTTCGCGGAGTTCTTCCAAGGCAACCAGAGTGTTCAGTCTTTCCTAGAAAATCTGGAAAAGATTAAGTCTGGCTTGAAGTAATGCACACGCTCAACGCATCTGTTCCTCAACACATTTACGGGTTCGTGGAGAAGGAAATTCTTTACGGGCTTGATATGGAGGCAGGGACAGAGCCGTGCGTTATAACGGGTGTTACATCCATCCCGTCTCGCGCCTTGCATTTCTCCATCCTGTGCGAAAGCGGAGCGCAATGGGCAAGGATACCATTGCACTACCTGTATCACGACAAACCGGGTGATGAATACCATCCGCTTGAAGACCTGCAAATGTGGGATTGCATGGGCTGGGAGTTTTCAGTTTGCCAGTATTCCTACTTCCGCGAGATGTCCTGCACATTTAGTAGCAGGAGCGGTAAAGAGATTCCTGCACGATATTGGTTCACATTAGATCATACCGACAACGGATACAGCCTCTCGCCAGTTCAGCATAAGTGTTACCATCTTCTTCTTCTGGAGGATGGAAGCTCGCAGATCGCGGCCATGCCTAACAATCGAATCCGTTGGCATGATCCGTCATTTGCGAATAGCGAATCTCCCCTTCCCAAATACAAGGTCATGGCGAATTTGACTTGGCATTGCGAGTCTCCTAACCTGATCAACCCACAAGATACTGCAATTACACAAGATGCCTAAACGAAAGAACGGAGAGTTGACAGAGGGAGAGAAGCGATACTGCATGGAGAGAGTTCGCGGGAAGAGTCTCGCCAAGGCATACGAAGCGTCTGGTTACGCCGCTACGCATGGAAAATATGCGGCAATCCGTGGTGCGAAGATTGAAAACAGACCTCATGTGCAGAAGTATATGGAGGAGTTGAAGGAGTCTGTTTGGGTTCAGAACGCAATGAGCATCGCCGAGAAGCGTTCTTTGCTTGCTGATGTTGCAAGATCAAAGCCAGCAGACATCACCGAGGAGTCTCCGATTGCATCTTTGTCCGTGGATGGAGAGGGTAATCGGAGTTTGCAAGGCCCGAAGATTGGGGACAAACTAAAAGCTATCGAGCTAGACAGCCGACTTTCCGGTGAGCTTTCCGGCGACGATCAGAAGAACCAAATTTTGATCCAGCTTGTTAATGACAGGCTGGAAATGCCAAGCATGGGGGAGGTGAAGGAAATTGAAGAGTAATAAAGGACTATACGCAAACATCAACGCCAAGCGTGATCGTATCGCGGCTGGAAGTAACGAGAGGATGCGGCAGGTTGGGAGTAAGGGCGCACCTACCGCGAAAGCGTTTAAGCAGTCAGCGAAGACTGCCAAGAAGTAAAAGCAAAAGGGGATTGGTTTTTAAGGCCAATCCCCGTTTTGTTGTGTGTTATATTTTTCTTGCGTAGTTTTTTAGCAGGCAGATTACTTTATCTGCATCGGATTCTCGGTAGTTCCAGACATCACCTATCGGCAATCCGATTTTCTGTTTGAGTTTTATTATCAGTTCAATCTTCCTGCGAATCCCGCTTGATGCGCGTGAACTCATTCGTTCCTCCTTTCCGTTTGTATGCCAGAACCTTGCCGTCTTCTGTCATAATACAGCAGTTGTCCTTGATGCGCTCGACTCCGTAAATCTCGGCGAGTGGCAGGGAATCAAACGCCCGATTCTCGTAGGTTGTAGATAGGATAACCATTTTATTTAATTCTGATGATCCTGTGGACACGATCAAACATCTCGCATCCGTCGATGAAACCAATCTCGTATGCGATTCTGTCTAGTTCCTTGCGGTAATCGTTGTAATTGAATCCGCATTCGTAGCCGTCTTTGAATCCTTGGTCATACGCTTTGCGTTGCCAGTAGTCCGTGAAGACCGGATCGCATATCCGTTCATAGAATCTAGCGTCTGCATTTAGGGTGATGAGTGATAAGGCTAGTGCTGTTAGTATCTTTTTCATAGTGTGTTTATTTAGATGTTTGGTGAATGCCAGAACCTTTCTACCTGCTTTATGTATAATGGTGTAGCAAGTTCTTCGTTATCTATGTGCGGAAGAAATCCTACCCATTCCATGCAGTAAGCAAGAACGCACTTTGTCGTAGCTCCGGTTTGTGGAGACTTGCGGCAAACAATCGCATATTCGTCTTTCGCCCAATCGGGGACAGGTAGCAGGTAATCGCCAGTTTTCTTGTCAACTGCTGGGTGATACCAGCACCCGTCTTCGGGGTCTGCCCCTTTGTATGCAAAGGCAACATGAAGGTCGTTAGAGCCTTCTTGCCAAGCACCACGGAGCGGGAATGTTATATTCATTCTTTCTCGGCTACCTACTGCTCCACGGATACTGAATCGAATGTATAGTTGCGGTTCCATATTTGTTTAGCTGTTGAATCGGTTTGGTTTGATGAGGGTGTTGAGGGCATCGTCGATTTGATTCAGCCGAATGTCGGTGAAGCAACGATTGCCATTGACGATGATTTCGCATCCGATTTCGTTAGGTTTGGTTCCAACGCAGTTGAGGGCGGCTTTAATAGCCCACAATCCGTCAAGGATGGCAGAATAGCCCATGTCCATTAGCCCTGTGAAGTGGGTAGCCTTATGCTGACGGGCTTCCGCAATGGTTGCGTAGTTTCCCGTATCGTATAGCTCCGCTTCAAGGGTGTAGATGTCCGTGAAGTGGTCGCAGGGACGGGGTTCGATAGGGTTGTTGATGTCGTGGTCGATGATGTCTGGTTTGTTCATATTAGTGTTGGTTTGGTTGTTGTGTTTTGTTGAAGTCTTCGTCTAAATATCCTGCGTTTTGCAATGATACTTCGATAGCGAATATAAAATCATTCAGCGTTTTACCCATATCTCTGCCAGCTTCATCGTATGTTTCGCGTATTTCATCAACGAAGCGAATTGCATCGCTAGGATTTCCGTCGAATGATAGATAGTTGTTTGATATTTTAATGTTCATTTTAACACTCCGATAGCTTTAAGTGAAATGCTGATGATTTCTGCCCGTGCCTGTGCATCGTTCGGGCCGACAGCAATAGCGGCAATGTCCTGCAATGCTGTTAGCAGTCTTTTCTCGCGGGAGGTCATGCCCCGTTTGCGTGTGTGTTTTGTCCAGTTGGTTTGTGTTGGTTTCATTTTGTTTTTTTAGGTTTAGGTTGTGGGTAGAAGGATGACCGGAATTTCGGCGTGTAGTTTTCGCAGGTTTTAGCTAGGCGAATGTATGCCTCTGGAGGGAGGCAGGTGTGTTCTGTTTTTTCGATTGCGTTCATTGTGTTAGGTTATGGTTTATCGTTTAACAATACTGACTGACATTCTCGCGTTGTGCCTAGCAACACGGATTGCGTTGCAGAGAGCTTTTGCGCGTGGAATGGTGATGCGGATTTCGTCTAGGTTGTGGCGGTTGGAGTTCTTGACCTCAAAAGACATGAGATCGTGGATTTCGTTTAATAGTGTGTTCATTTTATTGTTCCTCCGATATGATTTTTTGAACAAACATCGTCATTTGTTCCTCGTTAATAAAATCAATTAGCTTTTGCAAGATATGTGCGTTTCTTTCTGGCGTGTGAGGGTGAAGAATATCGTCGATTCCGATCTCATTTAATCGAGAATCTGGGGATTCGTTACGCTCGCACCCGCAACTACTGCAAGCCTGTTCCGTGTAATGATGCACATAATTATCATTGCAGGTTTCAACTGGCTTGAATCCCCAAGGGGCGGGAGTGTGGAGTGTTTTATTCATTTTTGTGTGTGTTTTTTTGTGTGTTTTACTTTGTGGAGAATAGGCGGGTGCGATATTCAGCTATGGCGGACGGAATGAAGGAAAGGTCAAGTTTTCCGTTTTCATCTTCGGACAGGTCTATTTCTTCAAAGCGGTATTTCCTGCCCGAATAGCATTCAAGATGCGCTTGCAAGTGTTCCGTGTCGCTGGAATCCCAAAAGCCCACGCCGTGTCCCGAGAGGGAGAAATAAACATTCGCGCCGAAGCTCCGATCTGATTCTGGAACCTCAATTTCGCGGAGTGTTAAATAGTCGCGGAATCCATCAATAAATTGCTCCGCGCCTTCGATGAAAGCGGGAGAGAAATCATCCGGTGTTTTTTGATCCATGGAATAGTTGCCATCTTCATCCGGTGCTTGACCGAAAAGAAGAGCGGATAAGAATTCGTGTGTGTCTGTTTTCATGTTGTGTTGTGTTGTGTGTTTTTCGGCTCGGCGTTGTGCCGTTCCATGCCGCGCACCCGTTAAGATGCGCGGGGTTGGAACATCACAGAGTGTCGAGAGCCTTTTCTAATTCGCGTCTCAATGTGTGGCGAATAAGATCGGCTCTTTCTTGCGCGTCTTTCTTGATGCGCTCCGCTTGTTCCTCCGCATCCTTAAGGATTCGGGCCGCTTGTTCCTTTGCAAGGGCAAGGGTGTTCTGTTCCAGTTTTCGCGTGTCTGCCCATCCCATTTGCGGGAGGAAATCAGACCGCATGTCGTTTTCTATAAATGGGAGCTGGTCAATTAACCAATCACCACAATAGGAGTTTGAGCCTAGTTTTTCCGCACATTCGCGGAGTGTTTCGATTTCTTGGGATTTTGTCATAGGATAATAAAGGTGAGAGTTGCAAGGGTGAGCGTGAGGATTAACAGGCGCAGGAAAAAGGATTCTTTTGCGTTGTTATATTGGATGCGTGAGCGGAGCTTATTCATGTTCAGAGGGAGCGGCGGACAAGGTTAAAGGCTTGGAATAAGGCACGGGCTTGAACATCAAGCCAGTTTTCGCGGGAATTAGGTTGCAATTCCCCGCCCTTCTTCTTCTTTAGCTCAGAAGGGGAGCAAAGCCGTTCGGCGATATCGGCGTCATATATGAGGGAGCAACCGCCCTCGCTGTATTGCTTCCAGCTTTGTGCGCCGTTCAAAAGTTCGGCTTTCACATTTTCGGGGTTCAATTCGTTTTCGGCTGATTCCACTAATTCCAGAGCGTAGGAATTAACACCGCGCCTCCAAGCGGAGCGGGATTTTAAGGATTCTATTTTATTATAAAGCGATAGGTTTTTCATTGTGTGGGCTTTTCTATTGTTGGAAATAAGATTCGACATAAAGAAGGGATGCTGTTTTAAGGATATTTCTCACCCGCTTAAAGGCGAGGTCTTGGTTGTATCCATCACGAACGATCCTTTCATTGTCTTGGGTCAATTCGTTAATGAGGCATCTAACATCACAATGCGAGGGGGAGTATTCCCCTACACTTGCGAAGTGATGCGCGGTTTCTTGGATTGCTTGATTTATTGTCATGGTTTTTTGTTTGGTTTTTCGCGGCTTGATTGCCGCACCTTTAGCCATAGCATCCCCCGTGCCAAGTCCAGCGCACCCCACAAAAGGCCCGAAACCCTGCACAGCATTTTCCGTGCCATGGGAAGATTTTGCCGCTTTTAGGGAAAAGATTGCCTAGTGCTAGGCAAGGTTTGCCGATAGGAGGGGAGAGGCTACTGTTTAACAATAGGGCGGGAAAGTTGGCACGCGGGATGCTATACAATAGGCAAGGGCAGGCAAGACGCCAAGCCCGACAAACAAAAAACCAAAAGACACACAATGGAAACCATCGAAAACCTGAAACAAAAACTAGATCAAATGCGGGACGATCTTCACGCAATGGCATTTTCCGAGATGCCCCTTGACGCCCTAGTCAATCAATCGAACCGCATCCGCGCCATGAAAAGCAGGATCACCCGCACCGAAAACGCTGCCCTAGCAAACATCCGCACGAAATGAGAACGCACACAATCCACACGCAAAAGCCCATCATGCAAATGACACAGGAAACCGAAAAACCGAAACCCGCCGACATTGCCAAGCGATTCGTGCAAAGATGCAGAAGCAACCAAGTGGCAATAGAGGTAAGAGGAGCGGACATCCTCACACTCTCCAAGCGCATCCCTATCGGCGACGGGTTAGCGTTCGCAGATGCGGAAAGCGATTGCTCTGTCATATACGATCTGCCCGGCGGTTGCGGCTCTGTGTGGGGGACGGACGGCGGTTCAATCGGCGGGATGGTTGCAATGCAAACCGGAGCCTTTAGGCTGAACCGATCAGGCATCCAAAAACGAATCCTTAAAGCGATACGGGAAGCGATGCGCCAGCTATAGGACAAGCGAGAGAAGCAAGACAAGCGGGAGGGCGAAAATCCTCCCGCTTTTTCTTGGGGTTGTTTGTTCATTTATTTCTGAACAAAATGAAATGAGGGAAGGGGAAAGGTAGGGGCAGGGCATGGAATGAACTGGCGAACCATGGCGCAAGACAGGCAACGCATTTCCCGCCCCGTAGAATGCAGGGCAATTCCTCCCGCATGGTTTACCCTCCCTTACAATAAAAACGATTCCTGCGCCATCCTCGCGCAATTTACTTGCAAGCCATTTGCAACAATGGCATTGGTTCCACTATCTTCTAGTGCTGTTATAAGAAGTTATCTTGATGACCAAGGACTTACACAAGTAGGTAAGCGATGCCATGCGTATACCTTGCCCTAGTCTCATTAGTGCAGGACAGGACAGGACAGGACAGGACAGGACAGGACAGGACAGGACAGCATGGGACAGCGGACAGCGGACAGCGTAGCAAGGGTAGGGTAGGTAGGTAGGTAGGGTAGGTAGGGTAGGTAGGGTAGGTAGGTAGGTAGGTAGGTAGGTAGGTAGGACGGCAGGACACACTAGCAAGGACGGCGGGAGGGAGGGCAGGG